CGCCAAGGGGCGGGGTTAAAAATGCTCAGTATGGTTTACGGCTCGGCCAGGGCGATAGCGGCCTTTACAATTTCTGCACACTCGTCTAACGCTTTTTTCCGAGCCTCCAATTTCGGGGCTTCGTCACACACCCATTTTTTGGTCGGCGGACCTTGATACGCGCAGGCTTCGAGAGGCCCGGCACACATAAACGCCAACGACGATATTTTTTTGCACGCTTCCAGCAGATCGGGGGCGGCGGCGATCAGCCGACAGTTAGGACAGGTTACACTAGGCAATTCGGTTGTCAAACGCAAACCATTAAAGCTTGCACGGCATAAAATGCCGCGTTGGTCCGGGTCGTAATGTATATAGTCATCTGTTTGTTCTGGATAAACTTGGCCGCAACTTTCACATCGTTTTTGCTCTTTCGTTTCCATGTTCATTCTCCTTTCAAGCGGTTACGGATTGTAACCGATTCAAAAAGCCCCCAGGCACGCGCCAAGGGGCGGGGTTAAAAATGCTCAATCATCGTCATAACGATAATCCGGCCGTCTGGAACATAGCAGATAGGCCAACGCAGCATTTCGGGAATGATCGAGCATCGTGCCAATCGTCATCGTCCAAAGAAATTTCCTCCGGATATGCTGGTGTGCGGGGGTGATTCAACAGGAGCTGACCATCGGCTGTTTGTACCAGTTTTGCGTTATACCAGCAACGCATACGGTCGCCGCTAGCGCCGTAATATGTGGTAAATCGTTCGGCTAATACCGTAACGGCCACGGTGCTCCCATTGTATTTGATTTTCGTTTCCATTTTAACCCTTTCGATTTGCCCTCGCGGGCGACCCTATTGAGTTGCTCAAACTACTAATCTATATATACGGTCATATTAGATTGTTGTCAACAGTTTTTTTGGAGATTTTGCAAAAATATCTGCAAAGCTCGGATTGCAGCGCAGATGTGTTAGCGTTTAAGTGATTTTGTCCTGATTGCCGATATTGGGGGCATGGCTAAAAAGAAACGTGAAACTGAAACTGAGGACCTGACGGGGAAACCTATGGGGGGGGATAATAGGGGGGGGAAGGGAAGGGGGAGTGTCAGAGAGAGAAAACTTACGAAACTTGCATACCGTTCAAGTAAGTGATTGCCAAAAGTCGAAAACAGTCGCATGAGTGAAACTGAACAGAACCGTACCGCGCAAGAGGAGCCACATCGAGGCCCAGGGAGGCCGCTGAAATTCACGGACCCAGCCGAATTCGAGAGGAAAGTCGGGGAGTATTTCACTTGGGCGGCAGAGAACGACAAGCCGTTAACCATTGAGAGATTGTGTGTTTTCCTGGATTGCACAAAGCCCTGCCTGTACGACACAATGCGGCGAGGGGGCGGGTTTTCTGACTCGATTGAAAAAGCGGTGCAAAAGATCGAGGCATCCAAAGCGGAACGCCTCCAGACTCAGGCGGCGGTAGCCGGCACAATCTTCGACCTCAAAAACAATCACGGATGGAAGGACCAGAAGGATATCGTATCCGACGGCAAGCCGCTCCAGGGGTCAACCATCAACATCATCGCCCCTGCGGGGGCCAAGGAAGTCGTGAATGGCGTGGGACCTGAAGTTAACACCTAAGCAATGGACGGCCTTGGGCGCCTTGGCAGACCCTACCGTGGTCGATGTGATGTACGGCGGGGCTAAGGGGGGCGGCAAGAGCTACTTCCTGTGCGCCTGGACCTTCATGGCGGCCATTGCGATTGCCGACAAATACGGCCTTCAGCCCTGCGAACACCCCTTGCACGTAGGCTGGATGGGCCGAAAGCAGGCCACGGACTTCACCATGACCACATTGCAGACGTGGTACAACGTCATTCCATCTGGCGATTACATCGTCCGGGGGGGCACAGAAAAGCATCCCAGGCACATCCTGATTCAGGGCCGAGTTGCCATCGACTTCGGGGGTCTGGACCGCACCGAGGATATCAACAAGTTCAATTCCGCCGAGTACGTGATTATCTGTCTGGACCAGGCCGAGGAGACTACCCGCGACGAGGTATCGGTCTTGCGAGCATCTCGCCGGCTGACCATCAACGGGCAGGCGCCGAGGTACAAGGGCTTATTCACGGCCAATCCCGCGAACTGCTGGCTCAAGGACGATTTTATCAGCGACCCGGCGCCGTACAGACGATTCATCCAGGCCCTGCCGACAGATAACCCCCATCTTCCGGGTACTTATGTGGCGATGCTCAAGGATTCATTCGGCCACCGGCCAGAACTCCTCGAAGCCTATCTGCATGGCTCTTGGAACCTCGCCGACAGCGTGGATCAAGTCCTGCGGGCGATCTGGTTGGAACAAGCAGCCAGTTTCCGGCGGATACCCTTCCAAGAAAAGACCCGCAAGTACATCACCTGCGACGTGGCGAGGTATGGGGATAACGAGACCGTCTGCTACTACATGGAGGACACAGACGTCAAAGATGAGAAGATTTACGGGCAGCGGGGTATTGACTACACCGTCAATGTGTTGACGGCCTGGAGCCGTGAGAAACAGGGATGCCCGGTGATCGTTGACGAGGGCGGCGTGGGCGGCGGCGTGGTGGACTTGCTCGGGCCTAACGGCGTGAACGTCATTGCAGCCAATTCCGCCGTCAAGCCGGAAGCGACCAACACGATGTATTCCTATGGCAACCGACGAGCAGAGGTATGGGACTACGCGGCACGGCAATTCTCTCGCGGGGAAGTAGAGCTGCACCACACCGACCCGATGCTCCGAAAGCAACTCTGCACGCCTCGGTATAAGTACCGCAATGGTCGAATCTACATCGAGAGCAAAGAGGAAATCACCAAACGACTCGGCCAAGGCCAGAGTCCCGATAGGGCTGACGCCTACGTCAACGGTTTGTATTACGGTCGCCATATCAGTGCGACAGACAAGCTCGGCATGATCGAGGCCGGCAGCAGTGCAGCGAAGCAGATGGTCCCGGACATGATAGGGATATAAATGGAGGCAAACACTAACCGAATACAATAGCCAAAAGAAAGTTCAGGCAGTAGGCGGAGTAGCTACCGCTTAGTGCTATACCACGAAACGCCTGTATAGAGGCCGTAAGGGTAAAACCTTGCGGCCTTTTTCTTTTGGCTTGGAAAGATAGACATGGCAAAGCTCACAGACACCGAAATCACCACGAAATGCCTGAAATTTGTTCGAGATGCGCAGCAGCACACGGTACGCAGGGATCAGCGGGAGCGGGCCTTGACGTACCAGGACTATTTTCGGGGCGGCAAACATCAATGGACGCAGGAGGAGTACGATACCTACAAGAGTCGCGGCGTCGAACCCATAACGATCAACCGTTGCAAGCCTGTGATGAAGGGCCTTCTCGGCATGTACTTGCAAGCCAAACAGGACGTCAGAGCCAGGCCGAGGCGCAATGGCAGCTCCACCGTGGCCCAGGTCTGGACAGAGGTGATGAAACATACGCAGGACGTGAGCTATGCCGACTACGTCTATGCCCAGGTGTTTCTGCGGGGCGGCGTCGATACCGAAGCCTACCTGAAACTTGAGATCGACCCCATAGCCAATGTCAACGGCCAGCCCGTCATCAAGCCGCTATCGCTGTGGGACGTGGAGGTGGACCGCAACGCGATCGAGTACAACCTGAACGATTCGGCGGCCTACGTCATCGAGTCGCAGTGGAAGGACAAGGACGAGATCGACGCCATGTACCCCGACCGCGACCAGGAGATTGCTACCGCCGTCTCAGTCATGGACGATCTCGAAGGACAAAAGGGCTCGGACCGCCTGGTGACGTGGCTGACGCAGAGCGGCGATATCGCCGGCGACGATGCGGAGTTCGAGGATAACCAAATCCCCGACGTGGACCTCAAGCGCCAGTACCGCTACAAGGTCAAGCGCGTCTTTTGGAAAGAGACTGTGCCCGCAATGATCGTAGGGGACCGGCAGAGTCGCAGCATGGCTATCGTCAAGGATGAAAAGCTCATCGCCAAGCTCAAGCGAAAAGCCGGCAAATCCACGCGCTACGCGATCACGCTATGGCCGACGAAGGTCTTACATGAGACCATCATGTTAGGCGAGTACATGTTGGAGGATAAGCCCGACCCACTGGGGCCGGGTATCTCGGATTACCCCATCGTTCGGTATTGCCCAATGTGGGACGAGGGCTACGCGGTCGGTGCCCTGGATGACATTACGTCGCTGAACAAAGAAGAGAATATCCATCGCACACAGACGATCAGGTTGCTCAATCAGACGGCCAACAGCGGATGGGTTGTCGGTTCGGCAGGCAATGAGGAATGGAACCGCGTGTTGAGGAATTTCGGGTCCGTGCCGGGTATTCTCATACCCAAAGACAAGTTCGGGAATTCCGTCGAACGTATCGTGCCCAACCAACTCTCGCAGGGTCACTTCATGCTGGGCCAGCAGTTCGAGTTGGATATCAAGCGGGTATCGGGCGTGGACGATGCCACGCAGGGCTACAGCACCAGCCAAACGGAATCCGGTCGCGCGATAGGCTTGAAGCAGCAAAACAACCGCAGCAGTGCCGAGTGCTTCTTCGATAACTTCTATCGCACGTTGGAAATCTTAGGCAACCTGCTCCTGGCGGTCAATATCGCCAACGACTACTACAGTGACGAGGAGATTAGGGCGATTGTCGATGAGTCTTCGATGCTCGATAGCAAGCTCCTGGCACAAGCGAAAGCGAAGTTCACCGCGACGATAGGCTCGGACCTGCCGCAGCCGCAACCGTTGCCGCCGATGAATCCACAAATGATGTTGGGTATCAAGCCGGCGGACAGGGGCCGAGTCCTCCAGACGATGCAGAAGGGTGTTGAGGGGGCCACGCAGTACATGAAAGCCTACCCGCAGCTCGCCGCGTCCTATGAGGAGGTCATACGCGAGGAGGCCAAAGAGATGCTGCTGGTAGAGTTGAGGGCCGACAAGGGCATGTACGGCGTCAAGGTCACGGTCTCGCCTTCGGCGCCCACGGAACGCCTGACGCAGTTCCTGCAGATGGACGCCCTGATGTCGAAGTACGGCAATATCATTCCGCCCGAATTGTTCATCGACCTGACGGACTTGAAAAACAAGGATGAAATCAAGGCCGCAATCTCATCGAATCGGCAGGCGCAGATGCAGCCGCCGATGCAGGCCCGGCCGCAGGTGAGGGCGGCATGACACTTGAAAAAGATTTGGACCATTTATGCAAAATGCGATGCTCAAAACCTGGAGCATTTGCTCGTCGCGCCATAAAAATACTTCGCAAACACAAATACAAACCATTGTTCAGGCCAAACAAATCCTGATACATATAAGCTCGACCTTAAAGAAAGGAAGCTCATATGAACCAACCACAGACGCGATCAGAATTTCGACAGCATTGTCTTGCCAAATTCGGCCCACCTCCAGAGGCCAAATGTATGGTGGACTCAAACGGCACATGGCGCATCAATACCAACACGCCTGAAGTGCAAACGTATTTTGCCGTGGTTCGCCGTGAACTTAACGAAAGGAAGCTCACAGAATGAACCGCATCAAAGCAACCTGGATGCTAAATCCCAACATCGGCGACGCCTTGACGCCGTGGCTCATCGAGAAGATCACCGGCCAGATGCCGCTCTACGTGCCGTTCGACGTGCCATATCCCAAGTTCATGGTTACAGGTTCAGTGCTCAATCACGCTTCGGATTACACGACGGTCTGGGGGGCGGGCTATGCCAACTTCGAGGATTGCATGAACGCCAAACCTGTCATCAAGGCCGTGCGAGGGCCGGTAACAAAAGCGCGAGTTGAGTTTCAGGCGGGGATTCCCGTACCGTGCGTAGGCGATCCGGCACTGCTGATGCCGAGATTCTATGATCCACGGACAGCCGGCAGAGATCAGCACTACAAGGTTGGCTTCATCCCGCACTACGTTCACCAGCAGGAAACTTCAACATGGCTCAATGGCCGCGACGATATCAAGTTCATCAACGTATTGGATGCGCCGGAGCGATTCGTCTGGAATCTTCTGGAGTGCGATGCAGTCTTTTCCTCGTCTCTGCACGGCTTGGTTATCGCCGACGCCTATGGTGTGCCGCGTGCCTGGTACAACGGGACGATCCAGTTAGGCGGCGACGGGGCGAAGTTCGCCGACTACTTCATGCTGGTTCACGGCCAAGAGAAGATGTCGCCGGCCCGTCCCCATATCGAGGAATTGCCGAAAGACGTGAACGATCTTTACAAGCTGGCGATGCAGAATGAGCCGCCCGATGTCAAGGCGATCTGCGATGCCCTGTGGGACGCCTGCCCGTTCAAACCGCCCGTGCAGCAGGAACACAAGCTCGACAAGCCCTTGCCGCCGGTAGTTCCCGGCCAGCCGCTTGCCCAGGAAGATGATATCGAGGAGATCAAGCCGAAATGAGCGACGTGAAACTCTCCATCCTGATACTGACGATACCGAGCCGTGCGGACAAACTCGAACGACTGATGAAGATTCTCAGACAGCAGATACCCGTCGATGGCTCCGTGGAGCTTATCACCAAAGAGAATCGTGCTATCCCCGAAGGCGGCCCGACGATAGGTGAGAACCGTAACGCGGCGCTCGCCGATGCCATAGGCGATTACGTATGCTTCATCGACGATGACGACGTTGTATGTGATACGTACATCGCGGAGATTATCAAGGCGACGGCCAGTTGCCCCGACGTGGTCGGCCTCAAGGGTCACTATATTTTAGGCGGCAACAAACCGGAGCTTTTCGTCCACTCGATTCAGTACACCGAGTGGAAGACGGTCGATGGGGTGCATCAGCGATGCCCGAATCACCTCAATGCCGTCAAGCGCGAGCTGGCCTTGCAGGTCGGCTTCACGCCGAAGAACCACGGCGAGGACTGCGACTACTCGATGGCGCTGCGGCCGTTGCTCAAGACAGAAGTGATGCCAGAACCCATTCTATATTTCTATCTGAAGACCTAAAATGAATAAAGTAACCGCTATGACAGTAACATACGATCAACTTATCGCTGCGTTAAATGAAGCACAACACTTCACCGGCGATGTGATTTCATTCAAGATACCTGCGCAATATCTCGACGGCCCTATCGTTGAGTTGCATATCACCGAACTTCCAAAACCAAGCACATGCCAAACAGGAAAAGAAGAATTAGGTACTGTCATCAATATAAAGCGTTTCAATCCGTATGATGCGGTGTGGCCGAATGGTGTCATCTCGCCGGATAACAAGTACGATCCCGCGAACGCTTGGATAGAAACAATCCGGGGGCGACAGCAAATCACTCCTGGGATGTGGATTCTCACGGATATATCAGGGAAACGCGACATTATGCCCGACAGCGAGAATAGAAAGGATATAACAATGGGCCGGTGTTTTTGTGGTAGCATTTCTGGCGAAGATGGGCTTTGTTGGTATCATAGAGATGGAATCAAACTCAATAAGGATGAAAAACGAAAAAAAGAACTGACAGTACATTTCCTATATGATAATTTGCCTTGTGAGGCCCTTCAAATCACCCAGGAGATATTAGCATTCAATGGTTGGGTATTGACTGATTGGTTTCATAATCAATTAACAGGAATTTTCTCGAATACGATCAATAAAGAATTCGTCGAAAAAACATATTCTGAATGGCGTGATAAGGACAAAGGAACAAAGCTATCCAAAAAACTTGGATACTGGATGGTTCGTCTTCCTGAATACAAAGCTATACTCTCCCAAGCAGAGTTTGATAATCTTTTGTCTCAGTCAAATGTTTCTATAGTACATAATGATTTGAAGACACAAGACAATGGCTGATTGCACGCACGACAACTGGACAGTGGTAGGCAATGAGTACATCGGAAATTGTACCTGCACCGATTGTGGCGTAGAATTCAATCTCGCCACCGCCTTCAACAGATTGCGAGAAAGGATGCTTGAGACTATGGCTCAATACACCCCCAGCAACGTCCCGAAGGCGTACCCGAAGATCAAGGGCCAGCAGGCCAAGCGTAAGACACCCGACAAGAAGCGGCGCAAGTAGAAGGGAAAGTAATGCGATTATTCTGCAGGATACTTGGGCATTGTTTCGCCTTCGAGAAATATGAGTTACTTTTTCGATGCCCTGAACCACCCGGATATGGCGCCCTTATCTGGGTAGTCAAATGCCGACGATGCGGAATACAACGCAAAATGAGAAGGAGCGATAGATAGTAAAGGAGAATCCCATGCCGAAAGGCTACGAGCACATGAGAGACAAATTCATGCAGGAAGGCATGAGCGAGGATGCAGCCCAGGCGAAAGCGGCACGCATCTGGAACGCCGAACACCCCGGTAATCCCGTGACCGGCAAGCATCGCGGCAAGAAGAAGACGATGTCCAGCGGGAAGATGACCCGGACGAAATAGGGTGACAATATGCTTAGACGCACGTTTCTACAATGGTTGAGTTCAAGCCCGCTGGGGCTCCTGGTGGGCAAGACTGAGACGCCGGCGGCGGTGATTGGGAACAAGACAGGTGCGCCGCTAACATGGCAGAACACCGGCCATAAGGTCGTCAGGATATGGTGGGATGGTCGATGGTGGCGTTCATTTGGTAGTCGAATCTCCTGGACGGAGCGTCGCGGTATCTGGTTGGAATTGCCCAACCGAACTGAGTTCACGGAATTCAATGTGCTGCCTACATTGGACTGGTGCGCTGATATGTGCATCTGGAAGGATAGCCTTGTCTGGATGGGCAGGTATGGAGCTATGTGGCGCATCGAGCGAGTCAATGATGCCTTGTTGTACCGGTTCACCAAGATAGATTTACGAGACATTGGATGACGCGAACCAAGTAAGCGAACAACGCCAGAAGACATAGGCACAGGCGGAGTAGCTACCGCCGAGTGCTATCACCACGCAGCCTGTGATAGAGGCCGTAGGGTCGAAAGACTTTGCGGCCTCTTTCTTTTGGCAATGAAGGGGTCAGGAAATTGAGATTCTTGTTCAAGTATCCTACGAGACAAAGGCCCGAATGGTTTCGCCAGACTTTAGCGGCCTACTACAGCAGGCTCAGCGGCGTTCACGAGTACCGCTTCGTGATCACGATGGACATTGATGATGATACGATGATATTTAATCAAGGCATGGGTGCGTTTTTGAGTTCCCACCAAAATCTCTCATGGCATTATGGCAACCATAAGAGCAAGATCGAGGCGTGCAACGCCGGTGTGCCCGACGAGGACTGGGACATCCTCGTGCTGGTCTCGGATGATATGACGCCCATCGTGACGTGCTTCGACGACATCATCGCCCGCGATATGCAGCAGCACTTTCCTCAGTTCGACGGCGTCCTGCACTACAACGATGGCAAGGTCGGCAACAAATTGATGACGCTCTCGGTCTTAGGCCGCGAGTTCTACAAGAAGGTCGGGTTCGTCTATTGGCCGGCGTATCGGGGGACCTGGTGCGACAACGATACGATGGAGACGGCCCAGCAGTGGGGCAAATACTGGTACAGCGATCAGACCATCATTCGCCACGACTGGCAACAGCACGAGAAATACAAGGGCGATGCGGTCTACCAGAAGGGCGAATCAAGTTATCCAGCCGACAAACTCATCTATGAATGGCGCAAGGGCCGCAAATTCCCCGTGTCCTTCTCACAGAACGATGAGGACTGGCCTATCCGCCGCTACTTCAAAGACAATTTCCACGGCAGGTTCCTGGATATCGGGGCCGGGGACGGCGTGACCTTCAGCAACACCAAGATTCTCTACGACATGGGCTGGGACGGTGTGGCGATGGAGCCGTCACCGTCGCTCTTGGGCGCTCTTGAGCTAAACATGCACCCCGGCAGGGTCAAGACGATTCGCGGCGCGTTAGCTACGCATGGCGGCGGTATCGACTTCTACCACGCCAGGGGCGACTTCATCTCGACGACGAACACGGCCCACCGCGACAAGTGGGCAACTTGCGCCCACGTACCCTATGAGACTCTCAGCGTGACGGCTCTGACGTGGGACGATATTCTCGCTCAACATGGTTATGACTTCGATTTCCTCAACCTCGACGTGGAAGGCGAGAACATCGCGCTGTTCAAACTCATCCCGGCGGAGCTGCTCAACAGGCTCAAGATGGTCTGTGTGGAATACGACGGTAATCCGGGAGCCGTCAATGAGATATGCCAGCCTTACGGCTTTAGGCAGATACACAGCACGTCAGAGAATGTGATTCTTGCGAGGTGATATATGGAAGTTGAAGTCTTTGATAGGTCCAAATCGGGTGCGATGATGACCATGCAGTTACTTCGCGTCAGTTGTCCAAAGTGCCGCCAACCTGTTGAGTTTGTCTTGAGTGACGAAGACCGGCAATACAAGGCAGACGCGAATTACTACAAGGGACAATGCGAACAACTGCAAAACAAAGTGCGCCGCCTAAATGCGGTTATCTCAACTGTTTTTGCTCAAACTGATAGTCTTTCTAAAAAGGTTCGTGCTGCCGCGAGCATCCAAGAGGCATAAAATGATTCGAGACTGTTTTTGCTCAAACTGTTACTACTACCACAAAGGTTCCTGTTGCCGAGAGCATCCAAAACCCATTGTGACTGAACACTTAGGCGACCAACGAGCCGGCAATACTCTGTGGCCTCACGTGGACCCGTCAGACTGGTGTGCAGACCATGAAAAGTTCCCTCAAGAGAAGATGGATCCGATCGCTGGACAAGAATGACCCCTGACGAACAAACCCAACTCGACATCAACGGAATAGTCACCATAGTCTTCGGAGAAGAATACGACCGGATTGCCGCCGCGTGTATGAGGCACAGCCGCAAGTTCACGGGCCTGCCAATCCGGGTGTTGACCAATCTCACACAGGACCAGCGGAGTGACGTGTGGAAAGAAGTATCCGGTGTCTATTTCACCTATATCGACAAACCCAATAACGCCAATAGGCTCGTCAAGATTCTGCACGTCCAAGACCCGTTCTTCGACCGAACCATCTACCTTGACGCCGACGCACTGATTCAGCGCACAGGCATTGAAACCGTCTTGGGTATGCTGAATTACACGGATTTTGTATTCAACAGCGTCTATCACTGGAAGCCCACCGACAAAATTCCGAACATTTACGCCAAGGCCCTCTTGGCAACGGGGGCCAAACTTCCTTTGCGAACCTACAGTGGGGGATTCTTCGCGTGGAAGAAGGGTCCTTTGGCGGAGGAATTATCGAAAGTCTGGCTGGACTATTGGCAGCGCACGGGCGGAGGCAGGGACATGCCCGCGCTGGCCTGCGCTGTTCAGCGAGTGCAACCGGCTATCTTCGATACGGGACTCTCGCCTATCTTCGCGGCCCAGCACAAAGACCCTTCATGCCTGTTCCAGCATAACTACAACGGGACGTTCTTCACGGACTTCGCTCTTCCCTGGTTTCAGGAGAACAAGTGGTTCGACAGCGATCCCTCGGATTTCAGAATGACTGAATTCAAACGCACCGTAACCATCCAGAGCCACAACGGGATAGGCGACCTGCTCTTTGTGACGCCTGCGCTGCGAAGAATCAAGGAAGCCTATCCCGACTGCGAGGTCATCGTCAATACGAACAAGCCAACGCTGCTGATGGGCAATCCTTACGTCGATAAGGTCAATGCGGGAACCGACGGCGTCTTTTTGGGCTATACTGCCCCGGACAGCGGAAGACTGCCGGCCGAGCATCACATCCTCGAAGATTGGCGGATAATCTGCAAGGCGTACAATCTCATCACCGAGCCGCCGGACCTGCGGCCCGAGCTTTACATCCCCAACCTGCCGCCGAAGCGGAACCTTATCGGCGTCCAGACCGTTCATAAGGGCAACTACCACAACAAGCGGGTCTGGCTGGGTTTGGTGGAGTTATCTCGACGTGAAGGCTTCGAGGCCATCCCCGAGATCGTTGACGGCGATAAGATGATCGGGTTGGTGAGGAAACTGGCCGAATACCAGGCCGTCGTATGTCCCGAAGGAGGCGTCTCCCATATCGCCGCCGCCCTGCATCTGCCGGCGGTCGTGGTCTTCGGGGGCTTTTCAGACCCCCAATGGACGGGCTATCCCGACCACGTCAATATCACCAGCGACATCGAATGCCGCCATTGCTACAACAACAACCCGTGTGTGAATAAGGAGCCGTTCAAATGCGTCCAGAGTATCTCTGTTCAAAGTGTAGAAGAGGTTGCCAAGGCACTGATAAAGAAAAGTGTCTGACGGCGCCGGCCCTCAACTTGGGCAGCGGTTTCATGCTCAAGAAGGACCATATCAACTTCGACATTCTCGATATTCAGGTGGATACCGTGAAGACCGATATCGTCGGCGACGTTCGCACGGCAACCTCCGTTTTCCAACCCTGCACGTTCGCTTCGATTTTCTGCGCGCACGTCATCGAGCATTTCTACGCTGTCGAAGCGCAGCATCTTCTGGCGGACTGTTTTTTGCTATTGCGGCCCGGCGGACTGATGGTTCTTGAGGCGCCCGATATCGAGAAGATCATCCTGACCTACGAAGTGGGTCAGATTAACCAGGTTATCCAGGAAATCTACGGCGATCATCAATGGATGGCTAAGTACGGCGATAAGTGGATGCACAAATGGGGCTGGACGGGCAAGCGGGCCGCCGATGCCATGCAGGCGGCGGGTTTTAGGATTCGCATGATAGGCGACGGAATCTCGCATCACAAACCATTCAGAGACTTTCGGGTGGAAGGAGTTAAGCCATGAATTATCTGATCACTGGCATTACGGGTTTTGCCGGGCCGCACTTAGCCCGGCTGTTGTTGGACGAAGGCCACGAAGTCTATGGTCTGATTCGCGGCTCGAACGGCAGAGAAACCGACCTGCTGGACGTGATGACGGAGGCCGAACTCAAACGGATTCGCTGGTTAGTGGCCGACCTGGTGGACTTTCCGAGTCTCGAACAGGTCATCAGGCAGAATGCCCTTGACGGCATTTTTCACTTGGCGGCGCAGAGCCATCCGCCGACCAGCTTTTCGCAACCCGTTATGACGTTTCAGAACAACGTCATGGGTTCGGTGAATCTCATCGAGGCCGTCGCGCAGCATCAGCCGCATTGCAAGCTGCATTTCTGCTCGTCGTCGGAGGTCTATGGGAACCAACAGGACTGCGAATGGACCGAGGACGCCCCAATCAAGCCCGCCAATCCCTATGGGGCCACCAAAGCGGCCATCGACATCTTCATGCAGGAACGGCTCAGAAACCAATATATTCGAGGATTTATCACCAGGGCGCACTGCCATACGGGGCCGCGAAGGGGCTACCGATTCAGCATCTCCTCGGATGCCTACCAGATTGCCAAGATGATCCTCGATCTGCAGGAGCCGGTCCTGTTGATAGGCAATCTCGATACCACCCGGCAGGTCATGGACGTTCGGGACTGCGTGCGGGCCTATTACAGACTGATGCAGGCGGACCTCAAACACCACGTCTATAACGTCTCGACCGACCGGAGTTACGCGATGCGGTTCTTCACCGAGACCCTGATAAAACTGTCGGGCCTCAAGGACGTGGTCCAGAAGATTCACCCTCCTTTCTGGCGGCCCATTGACATTCAGGCCCAGCATTCGAGGACGGAGCGTTTGCGGTCGGAGATCGACTGGAAGCCGGAAATTCCCATCGAGCAGACGTTAGGGGATTTGCTGGCGTACTGGGTGGTGAAGTTGCGAAAGACCGTGGAGGAATACAAAAATGAGTGAGAAATCCGAACAAGGAAATCCGAGCCGTCATTGTCCGCATTGCGGGCATGTACAAGAGAATTATTTGAGGGACAGACTGCGGACCATGTACGAAGGGGAGTACATTATAGAGTCAACTTGCAGTGAATGCGGCAAAGAATTTTTTATAGTGTATTCCTACAATAGAACCGAAAAAAACCGGCGGCAACCCCCTTTGTGTAATGAATGTTGGTGATAGAGGAATACAAACCATGAGTAAGATTTCATTGATTATCAGAATTTGCGTTATTATATCGGTTTTCTGGTTGGGTTCCTTGGTTGGACGACACTTGCAGGAGGACAAGACTATCCAGGTCCCAGCCGGTTCCTGCAACATCCATCTGGGGTATCGGGCCGGAGAGGACATCACGACCGAGAGTTATCAATTCTGCTTCACGATTCCAGAGATGCCTGCTTTACTCTGTAGTCATGGTTACGGCGCATTTCGATTTGCCGAATATCGTGTCACGATGACCCCGGCGGAATATGCGGTGCTGATGAACGTCGTAGTACGGGCAAAAGATAGTTGGCGGTATTTGCCGGAGAAAGAATGAACGTCGAATTTGAGATCACCCTGCGTTGTAATGCTACCTGCGACTCCTGCTCGCGGCACTGTCACTATGGGATGTATGATGAAGCATCGGACGTGACGATGGGCCAGGTCTCGCGGTTCATCGAGGAAGTCAAAGGTCATCCCGATATCGACATGATTCACGTCATGGGCGGCGAGCCTACGCTGCATCCCGAATTCAATACGATTGTCTCGATGCTCAAATGCACCTTGCTCGATACCGGCAAGATCAAAAGACTCCAGATCGTCAGCAACGGTTTGATCCCTATTGACCCGGCGCTCGGTGTCGGCGTGTGCCTGTCACCGCCGGAGAAGTCTGCGAGGCATCGCTGCATGTTCGTAGCGCCGTGCGATACCGGCCAGGAATTGAAGGACTGCCCCGTCCCCCAGGATTGCGGCATCAGCTTCGGGGCCTACGGCTACTGGCCGTGCGGGGCCGGCGGCGCAATCGCCCGGCTCTTCGGTATGACGTACTACGGCCGCAGAGAACTTCCGGTCTGTGAAGATGAGTTCCACGACCGCACACAACTCTGCGTACTCTGCCAGGCGAAAGCGAAACACTACATGATGTGCCGGGACTTCGGAAACATTCGCAGCCGGAGTTTTCGTGAAGCCATGCGGCACTTCGATGCGAAGAAACTGAGGCGATACTGATGAATGATACCTGTGTCGTCAACTATTCCTCCGGCTGGTTCGTCAGGGGCCAGAGCAGACTCAAGCAAGCCTGCCTCGATGTGGGCTACAAAGGGGACTTTCTGCTGTTCAACGACGAGAATCCCTTGAAGTGCCCGCCGCATAGCCAAGTGCCCTACGGCTTCAAGCCCTACGCGATGAAAGAGGCGCAGAAGCGAGGTTATCGGTTCATCTTATGGTGCGATTCGAGCGTGTACCCGGAAAGGCCCCTGGACGCCGTGTGGCAAATCATCACCAATGTAGGCTATTATTTTCATCATAATGGCTGGAACTGTGGACAATGGACCACAGATAAGGCCCTGAAAACACTTGGTGTTAGCAGGGAAGAGGCTTTCAACATACCGCAGATCATCGGAGGTTGCCAAGGATTGAATCTCGAAAACCCGAAGGCGAAAATATACTTGGATAAATGGTATAAATTGGCTGGAGACGGGATAACTTTTCATGGGGCCTGGACTAATGAGCACGGACAGGTTTCGTCTGACAAGCGAGTACTTGGTTCACGCCATGACCAAAGTGCCGGTAGTATTATTGCTTGGAATCTCGGCATGAGAGAATGGCAAATAAATATGGTGATCTATGATGAAAAAGGCACTGTTACTCGTCGGCCAGAAATGGTCTTTGTTGTCAAATCGGCATAGTGAACTCGTTATGTACTTTATCATGGCATTGGCGACAAAGGGGAATGACATCTAAATAATGTTCAGGTGTGTAACCCAAATAGTGATGATGTGCTTCGGCTTGTTTTCCGCAACGGCACAACTCTTTGTGTGCAGGTGCCATTTTGCCTCGGCGGATAGCGTTTGCAACGGCCATCTTCGCTTTGATTCGTTCTGGATGAAGAGATTTGTAACGACCATCCCTCATTTTTGCCTTGGGTGTTTTCTTATAACGATTTTGAGTTTGGTGTCCTTTTTGTGTTTTTCGATATCGAGCATATGCCATCCGAAGAACTTTCTGTCCAGTGGGTGTCTGTTGGTATTGACGTGCATATTCAGCGTTACATATTTTGCAGCAAGACCAGTGGCCGTCTGTTGCTCGTTTATCCCTATAAAACTCAGACAGTGGTTTCTCGATCTTGCATTTGCTACAGGTCTTTGTTACGATGTTCTCAGACATGGCGATCTCCTTATTAGATTGTCGTGTTTAGAGCCGGTGTCAAGCACGCAACTTGCCATCGGCTCGCTTTATAATACTACTTCATCTAATCACGTCAAGAGGAAAAATTCAGCATGAGGAGAATCCATGAACCTACGTGAGGCACTGACTGAGACGGTGAATACGGCCAGATTAAAGGGCTTGTATATCAAGTCTATAGAGTTACGCGACGATACTTTCGCTGAATTACTCGATGATGCTGTTGTCAACACCGCATTGAATTGCGTCGCCCTAAAAAATGGCTTCGATACGAGAGCGTATGGTCACATTCAATGGGATGGCGTAAACATCATCAATGAGGAGTTTGCACAGCCAATCCAGATGCCGCGAGGCAATGAACAGCGAATCGCGGAATTGCAGGTCGTTATTGATGCGCTTGGCAGGATTCAAAATAGTTTGATGAGCAAAGCATGAGCAACGTTGCCCGGAACAAAGAAAACGATCACAAAACGCCGTTGCAGACTGCATTCGAGAACGCAGCGCAAAAATATGACCCGACAAATTCGAGTATCGGAAACTCGAAAAAGTTGGCTCTCTATGCAAATTTGATTGCGATGGAGCAGGAAATACGAGAAAGAAAGAAACCCCGCTCGATAGTCAATCGTCTAAAAATCCCTTTAGTTCGTTTTCTGAAACGGAAATCTTATGGATATTCAAAGAAGACGTGAAAACCTTACTTTCGAGGAATCCCTTGAGGAAAAAGGATTTCAGATTTTACTGAAGAAAGATAAAAGACTTCGGCGTCTCGGATTCTGTATTCGACGTGGCAGCGGAGTTTGGGGTTGTTCTACGATTCCTTGTATGCAAAACAAGATGCCATACCAGCGAGAACCTGATATTTGCTGTGTCATTATTCAGTCCGTATGCAGTAAAAGTCCCGTGGAGCAGATGTCAGTATGAGTAGCGTTGCCCGCAAATTCCGCCGTCAGCATTTGTCTTCCACGCCTATCGGCAAGGAGCCGCCGGTCCTGATTGTCAGGCCGCATAAACAGGAGGGCTTTACCTGCGAGGCCACGAGCCAGTTTCTATCCAAAGCCTTCAAGCGGGGCATCGCCGACTACAAGTGCATGGAAGCCCGGACGCCTGACGTCGCCCGGAATCTCGCCATCCTGGAGTTTCTCAGTAATCCCATACACGCCAAAAAGACGCACCTGTTCTTCCTGGATGACGATTCGACGCCCTGGAATGATTTTGTTATCGAAAGGCTCCTGAGCCTGGATAAGCCCGTCATTGCCGGCGTGACGCCTATCTTCAGGAAGAAAGACGCCATCGACTTCAAAAAGATTCGGATGCTGATGCTCGGCGTTGTTCAAAATGAACCTGCCCAGATGGATTTGTATTGGTCGCCTATCCTGATGAAAGCCGGCCATTTGGAGCATATCGGTATCGACGAACTGCCCAAGACGCCGTTTGTGGCCCATCGCACGGGAGGTACGTGCCTGCTGATTCGCCGTGACGTTCTGGAAAAGCTCAAGCCGCCGTATCAGAAATTCGAGTTCGACGAGCAGCAGATCAAGCTCCTGCGGTCAGAGGACATCTACTTCGCCGATCAGATACGGGAGGCTGGATTCCCTATCTGGATCGACCCCGAGAGCATTTGTCATCACTTTCACGTCCTGGATATTTTGGACATGTTCGCCATAGCGATTCAGGCCAAAGAGATGGGCAAAACAGGGGGAAAAAGATAATGGCTGATAGGAATTTTCAATCTTCAGGAAGCCCCAAACCAGAGACGCGAGAAAGTGTGATTCATCGTATCGGTCAAGAACTTGCTGCCAAAATGCCGAACTTATACGGCAGTATAAGATTCAATTTGCAGGGCGGTCACTATGCGAACGCCAACATTGAAGAAAGCGTGAAACCTGATGGAGTATCCGGCAATGGCAAAGCCGACAAAAGAACAGGCTGACCAAGAATGGAAATGGAAAGTCGAATCCGCCACGAATACCTTGATCGAAACTGAGAAGATCAAGAAGGACAAGAAACTCCTGACGGCGGCGCGTGAGGAACTCAAGAAGCGATTGGCGGCGACGCAGTCGGCCGTGAGCAAGACATAATCGCGGGTTAGAGTTCTGGCTGAACTCCGGGGTCTCATAAGCCTCGTGAGGCCGGTTCGATTCCGGCACCCGCTATTGACAACTGAATAACGTGTAACGAGACGATCTGAAAAACAGAAGCTCGTATTTCGCCTGACGGCGAGATGCGGGCTTTTTTTATTGCGCTTACGCAACCTGCGGCGGTCAACGGCAGGGCGTTACGGCAACGCAACATTGTGCCGGGTCGTTCACGACGCTGCGAGGTACAGCAGCCCGCAATGGCGACGGATTCGCCGGGTAACAGATGGCCAGATGTAACCCAGGCCAGGAAAAAGAAAGGGTAGCTCTATGACAACTGAAAATGAAGGTTTCGACGTGGAAAAGTTTGCTCAGGACGGACTGGATCAGGCCGGGATAAAGCCGGAAGAGACGACGGCAGACGATCAAGTGCAGCAGCAGCCCGCAGGCGTTGTGTCTAAAACCAACCAGGAACCGGCAGGGCCGGAACCCGATGGGGCCACGCCTCAAGAGGATGAACCTAAAGAGACACCAACCGATGCGGTCCAGGCAGCATTGAAGGCTACCGAAGAGCCTCCGAAAGCCAACGAACCCGAACCTGAAGTCGAATCGACGATTGCCGAACTGCTTCCCAAGGCTGAAGAATCAGCGGCCGGCAAGCCCGAACACCTTGTTCCTCTTGAAAAACACATCAAGCTGCGTGAACGGGCACAGCAGGCCGAACGCGAACGCGACGAGGCCCTGCAAAGGCTGGCGGCCACGACCCAGCAACAGACCCAAGAGGTCGAGCCGCTGGAGAAGTGGACGACTGAGAATCCTGAAGATGCTCAGATAAGTCCTCCGCCGGCGTCAGTCATGCTGGCACAGAGGAAATTCGAGCAGGCTCAAGGGCGAACCAGGGCCGAGGCGCAGCGCAGGGCCGATGAGGCCGAAGCGGGCCGCCGGCAGGCAATGGCAGGCATTCAAGCCAAAGCCTCGAAAGCTAAGGAGTCGGAAAAGTCCTTTCGGGCTTCTCACCCGGACTATACCAAGGTAACTAAAGCGGCCCTCAAAGCCAATTTGCTCAGCAAAGAGGAAAGAGACGCCGTCCTGGACGCCGAGAATCCCGGTCAGGAGCTTTACGACCTGGCAAAGGCCAAACTGACCGCCATCCAGGAAGGACTGGGCATTACTACTCCCACAGCGGAACCGCAACCAAAACCAGCGGGCAACCAGACGCCGGCTACAGGGGCTCCCGGAGAAGAACCGGAATTGAGCGATGACGACATCTTCAATGAGGTCTTCAAAGACAAACCCCGATAGTCCGTGTTCTGAGTGCTTGCTGGGGGAGTAACGAAAACAATGGCAAGTACAACCTTTCAGCGAGGCTCGACACATACGAACCTCGTTCCTCAGAAGTGGTCCGCACAGGACTACAAATTCGCATTTGAGGCCAATCCTCTGGCCCAGTACATCGGGCCTGGGGACGGCATGGTCGTTCAAGTCAATAAGGATTTCACCAAGGAAAAAGGCGACAGGCTCACCTTCGGACTCCGCGCCTTGCTGTCCGGCGACGGTCAAACCGACGACGGAACTTACGCCAACAACTCCGAAGGCATGACGTTCTACGATATGAGCGTCGATCTCCATGAGCGAGGCCATTCCGTGGCGCTCTCGGGCAATATGACCGAGCAGGCGGCCTGGAAGAACCTGCGGCCCCAGGGGATGCAGGCCCTGCGAGAGTGGGACGGTATGGTACAGTGCGCCGACATTATCGCGGCCCTGTCCGGCCTGACCACCAAGAAGCACATCGCAGGCCGGATCACCGGTGCCAATGCCGTCAACGCGGCTTCGGCGCAGATCGGAACCGTCAACCAGGTCAGTCTGACCAAAGGTGCGACGGCGACGCGATGGTTCGGCGGGGGCCAGAACTCCAGCGGAACCATTGCCAGGGTCGCTACCGACTCGGCGATCAACTCGACCTCCAATCACCTGTTCGGCACGGACGTTATCGAGTACCTCTGCCGAATGGCGAAAAAGACGGTCGATGGCTCCGGCAACGCGGTCAATCCCATCCGGCCCATCATGGTCAATGGCGAGCCGTGGTATCTGATGCTCATCGACCTGCTGCAAAAGAAGCAGCTTCAGGCAGATACCAAGTGGAAGAACGCTCTACAGAACGCCCTTCCGCGAGGGACCAAAGACCACTGGCTGTTCAACGGCGCCGACGGTCTCTGGAACCAGGTGGTCATCAAGAGCACCGACTGGCTGCATCGCCGGACGGGTGCGGGCGGCATTCTCGCTACGGAGTATTTCGACACCACCGGCGACGCCTGCGCCTCCGGCTTCACCGTGGCGCGTGGCTTGTTCCTCGGCGCTCAGGCGGCCTGCCTGGCGTGGGGAAAGGCCCCGACCTGGAAGACGGGTTACAGCGACCCGCCTCACGACACCAAGTACACGGTCCATACGGATAAAATTTTTGGTTGCAAGAAATCTGTGTTCAATTCCGTGGAACTCGGCTGTATCTGCTGTGATAACGCTGTAATAGGCGATTAACAGTTACCAATGTTTGGTGTTTGCTGAACATTGCGGAGTTAAAAGTAAATGCGTCCAGGATTTCATTTTGACAATATAGTAGATGGCTTGAATGCTGACTCCATATTCTTGAGCCAGTTTACTGTACGTCGGATGGTCCTGGACGTATTTACCCCTTATCTCTCTTACTTGTTGTTCCGTCAGTTTGTGCTGGCTGTTATTTTCTCCCCGGTAGAGTTCGGGGTACTTGCTTGGGCCAGCCCGTTTTCCGCGAGCGGTGCGTTCTGGTTTGGTATAGCGGCCATGCCGTTGATTCTTCTTGGATGCCATCAAACCTTTGCTGGCCGCATCCTGAAGATTATCCGTGTTCGTTCCAGGCCAGAGATGATTCGGATTGCAGCACTTGCGGTTATCGCACGAATGGCAGACAAAAAGGTTGTTGGGTATCGCGCCTTTCGTAAGAATGTACGCGATACGGTTAGCTCGTCGGTATCGGCGACCATACCAGAAGGCGCCGTAGCCGTCATCAGAGCAGGAGGCTTGCCATTCCCAGCAATCATCGGCGCCACGGACATTCACTTTACTCCAAAACCGCTGAGAATCTCTGAGCGAAAGACACGTGGGATATTCAGTCGTGTTTTGTTTGTACTGTTTGATATACCGACTGCGGCGGCTTTTGAACTGAAGTGTTTTGCTGGCAAGCCGATGTCGTTTGCCGGCGCATTCTTTGCACTCATTGCACAAGCCGTCACGCATGGCCTTATTCTTGGAAAACTCATCAGGGGATTTGTACTGCTTGCAAGTGGAGCAGCGTTTCGTTATGCTTTCCTCAGACATGATCGTTTCTCCAATAAACGGTTGTGTTTAGAGCCATCTTTGCCGTTTACGCGGCGGATGGCTCGTTTTATTTCGGGCAAGTCTAACAGAAGGCACTTCGCACGTCAAGTCAAAGATTTCGTTCTCTCGGGGCTTTGTGCCGTCGAGGGACGCTACCTTAGTAACCGGCAGGGGTGGATAGGCTCGCCCCTGCCCATCTTTTCAGGTGGCTTATGAGCATAACAGTTAGTGGCGTTCGCACACGGGTACGCCAGATTACACGGCGAGACAACACGACGGAACTGTCGAACGATGATCTCGATGTATTGATCCTCGAAGCCTGCCGCGAGATTTCCAAGCGAACCTTCTGCCTGAAGAGCAGTACGACGGGAACCCTGGCGGGTGACGGTACGACGATCAGCAAACCGTCTGACATGGTGGATTCGGAGTCGGCGATAGATGCGTTCTATCTCGATTCCAACCTCGAAGACCCGATTAGCTTTGACGAATGGCGGGCTGGCTATGTGGCCGGCTACGCCTACAGGGACCAGACTATCCACGTCAAACCGTCCTCAAGCAATACCCGATCCTATACGCTTTATTATCGCACCATGCACGCGGCACTCAGTACGAATCTCGAATTCGAGGATGATCTCAAGATGGCCGTTGTGTGGCTCACTTCGAAGAGGGTCTATGAAAATTACGAACTCAACGAGCAGGCAGTGAAGGCGGAGCGCGAGTACGAGCGAGAGTTGCTCGTGAACGCACCGGTCGAACCGACTATTTCCCGGATGAGAAAAACCCGCGAATGAGGATATAACACATGAGTAAAAGCGACCCTATCGATCCCGCAGTTCCAGCCGGATCGGAAGACCCGAAGTTAGGCGATGACAGAATCCGTGAGTTGGCGGCCGCCGTCGCGGAAATCCTGGGCGTCGATCATTACATTGGCACCAATGGCGGAGCCGGGACGGGATACAACGAGGACGCGGCGGGCGAGCACGCTAAGGTAACGATCCGCAACGGTTCGGCCCCGACGGCAGCGGCGGGCAAAGGATTTCTGTACGTCGTCTCAGGGGAATTGTACTACAAGGACCCCAGCGGCAACGTCATTCAACTGACCAGCGGCGGCATTCTCAACAGCCTCAATCTGACCGGCAACCAGACGGCGGCGGGCAACAAGACGTTCAGCGGCGTCGTCGTATTAGGCAATACCTCGGCCTTAGCCTCAAGTGCCGCCCCGACTGCGGATGCACAGATCGCCAACAAGAAGTACGTGGATGACCGGAACAACATTGTCCAAGTGGTCAATACGCAAACCGGTGCGGTGGCAACTGGCACAACCGTCATGCCTGATGATGATACGATTCCACAGCTTTCAGAAGGCGTCCAGTTCATGTCCCTGTCGGTCACGCCGACCTCGGCGACGAACAAACTCAAAATTGACGTTGTGCTCTTCCTCAGTCACAGCTCCACGGGTGGAGAGGCCACACTGACGGCGGCTCTGTTTCAGGATAGTTCAGCCGACGCTTTGGCGGCGATGCAGCACACGGACCCTTACAACCGAGCCAGACCGATCTCATTCACCCATTACATGACGGCTGGAACGACGATTGCGACAACATTCAAGGTCAGAGCCGGTTGCGACGTCGCGGGTACGAGTACATTCAATGGAATGTCAGGCGGCAGAAGAATGGGCGGCATTATGGCCTCCAGCATCACCATCACAGAAATACGAGTCTAATCATGAAGCGATTCGCCCTATACTCGCCGACTTTAGGCTTACGTGAGGACTACCCTGGAATCCTCTTGCAGAAGGCCCTCTTGCCCGACGCGAACTACGTACAGGTCCGTTGGGGTGAAATCTGGAAGGCCAAGATGCGGACTTCGGAACTGCTCAGGACGATTCACGCCGTGGCCTCCGTCGATACCTCGGCCAATACGGTGACCATCAGCGGCAACGTGGTTTCGATGTACCCCAACGGGGCCGGGATTACCCTCTACGATACCGACAACGACTACGAGACCAGCTTTACGCTTTCTACGACGGCGGCCTATAGCTCAACCTCAACGATTCTTACCGTGACCGGCGACATCACCAGTACGACGCCGGCGGACTTCGTATTCCGCAATGACGACGTGGCCTCCAGTGATCCCGCGAGTGTCGATTTCCGCAAGGTCGGCTTCCCGGACGGCAATCCTGTTCTGGACTACCAGACGTTGACGCTCTCGGACGGCACGGAGCGGTTGTGCGGCTTTACGAAGGACCATATTTACTACTGGAATACCACTCTAACCGAATGGACCCTGCTCCATACCTGCGCCTCATCCTGCACGTTCTGGTCCACGGCCAAGTACGGCGACAATCTCTGCGCGACGAACAACGTCGATAGGCCCGTCTATTGGGACGGCAATACGGCCAATACCTTTGAGAACATCGATACGCAGTACACCTCCGCGAGCGCCGATTACGTCGCCAAGGCCAAGTTCATTGCCAGCTATCATAACTACCTCTTTTTGGGCAACGTGGAGTTATCGAACGGCAGTCGGTATCAGAGCCACGTCTATTATTCCACTATCGGCGAGGGCCTGACGGCGGGCGGCTGGCAGCAACTTGCCACCAAAGACGCCGGCTCAGCCTACGTAGCCGGGGATGGCGAGATCACCGGCGGCTTCGGCCACTGGCAGGGCTATCTGTGCATCTTCAAGAGGCGATCTATACGCAAATGGTGGTTCGTCGGCCTGTCCATTCCCTTCGAGCAATCGGAGCTCTCGCCGGACATCGGCTGCATTGCGCCGGGTTCCGTCGGCAACGACTGGGAAGGCGACCTGTACTTCTACGGCACGGACAAGAGCTTTCACGGCATGGCGGCAGGCAACGTCAGCCAGGCCATCGACAAGACGGCAAGGGACATCAATCCCTCCCTGCTCGAAGGCATAAGATTCCTCGCCGTCGATGAATACCGGGAGCTTCGATGGTCCGTACCCTACGGCAACTCGGCGACGGCCAATAACAAGATCGTCGTCTATCTGCCGGGCGAACGTCGGTGGGATTGTGATATGGACATCGCCGTGACGGCCTTCGGAACCTATACGCAGCAATCGAACTGGACGTGGGACACCCTGCCGTTCTCGTCCTGGGACGAATGGGGGTGGGACTCCTGGGACGCCATCGAGGCGTCGTCGGACTTCCCGGTGGATATTGCCGGCGACGCCAACGGTTATACCTACGCCCTGCACGGTGGCTATCTCGACGATGGTTCAACCTACGAAAGCTCGTTCGTCCTGACGACGGACCTCGCCGACAAGCAGGCCTTGCCCTATTATAAGAGGGTGACGCAGTTGTTCGTCTATGCGAACAAAGAGGGTACGGGCACGCTGACGCTCGAAGTCAAACGCGATAACGAGGCGAACTGGAAGTCGTTGGGCTCCGTCAATCTGACCGGGACGGAAGACGTGTTGCGCCAGCGCTTGGCCGTTGACTTCACCGGCCGGCATTTCCTCATCAGGATAACGGGGACCAGTGCCTTTCGTTTTATCGGGTTGGAAGCGGAATTTAACGTGGAGGGACATCGCTGATGCACGCTCCGGTTTCCATCCAGGTTCAGCCCGCGATTGTCCTGCCGGGAGATTCCGATCAGGTCCGCGACTTGAAGAACAAGCTCAACGAGGTCATTCGCAAGTTTGACGAGGTCTATCGGCTACTGAGGGCGGATGTCGCTATCCTCGACTACCGGGAACTGCCACCGCACGCGGGTATTGACCACGCCTCCTGGAAGTGGGTGGAGTCGTCCGAAAATGGCGATTTGAAATTGTATCACAGAAGCGGTGACACCTGGTCGGATAGTGGATGGTCCGTGATAGGGGACAAAACGCGGAGACCGACGGTGTGAAGATGCTGAAAACCCGAACAATTCTCATTGTCTTCTCGCTGTTATTCGCAGGCATGGCCGTAGCGAATCTCGCTCCGCGACCTCACGTTGACCAAGACCTGATCGACCAGCGCCTCCCGCGTCAATTAGTCATGGTCGGAGATGAGGGCAAGATCGTCTGGTACAACAAGGACGATGCCGGGGACTGGTGGTGGTGGTCCTTGCGGGCCTCCGGCTCGATGGTGACGGACGCTAACTACATCTGGCCCTGGGCAGGCGGGGATGTCAATGAGGCACTGGCCATCTACAGCATCAACGGAGACGAATACGCCCTGTACTGGGGCGGGTTCGGCGACGCCAACGGGTTGCTGCCGGACAAGACGCCGTGGAACGTGATGTTCGTCGGGGCCGACGGCTATCCCCTGACCGAAGATCCGAACAACTTCACGTACTATCAGCCCGAGACGGCCTTTGGCTTGGGACTGGACAATATCGCCGAAGGCACATACGCCAACAACTACATCCAGGTCTATTCGCTGCTGGACTTCGAGCCGAACCTGTTCAACGTTACGATAGGCCGGGGCAGCGACGATACGGCCACCGGGCCGAACAACGTCACGATAGGTCGCGGGGCGGGCAACGTCTTGGATGAGGGCTACGAGAATACCCTGGGCGGCAAGGACGCGGGCCGCTATCTGATAGACTCGAATGACAACACTGGCTGGGGATATAAGGTTATCGGGGGAGCAGGAGACGGTATCTTTATACCCGCGACTTATAAATACACCTACATCAGCGAAAATGGTAGCATTTGGGGCATCCCCGTTACGGACCGGACGCTATTGTGCCTTGATAATGGAGGGGCAGCGGTCAACGTTGGTGGGGGCGTCGTGGGTCTGCCTTATACGGGCAATCCCTTTGTGACGGGCGAGAGGGTAATAATTACTGGGACAACGAATTACAACGGCGATTTTGTCTTGCAGTCAGGGACGACGAGCAGCCAACTGAATATTCTGGATGGTTACGTGGCCGAGACCTTCGACGGCACGGAAACCGTTGCCAAGATAATGGGTGGCCGTAATGGACCAGGTCTCGCCGTTATGGCCTCTGATGGTACGATTTACGCCGGTGGAGATCGAGGTGGCACGAGTTGGGTTTCGAAGATCACTTCGGACGGTACGATAGATACGACGTTCTTCGATGGCAGCGAACCAAATATACCTGGGAGTTCATTCTGCACCGGCTTAGCCCTCAGTCCGGATGAACAATATCTTTATGTTTCTATCTATGTGGCTTACATCACAGACTGGAGGTACGTGCAGAAATACGATCTGACAACGGGCCAGCGGGCCTGGAACTGGTACTATCCGACCAACGTAAAAGCCTGGCCTGCATATGGCCCCGCAATGGACTGCGTTGATTCCGATGGTAATTATTATACAGCAGCATCGAGCACAGTGTGGAGAGTGTCCCCCGATGGGAATTTCACGAGCCTCGGTACGGGTTCGGCTGGCTCTTACTGTCTTGTGCTTAGTAACGACCTTAATGTGATCATCTCAGATATTTCAGGGAGTACAAGCATCGTTGCAACGAGTCTGGATGGGCCGAATACCGATACACTGTTTCTGGGTGGTGTCATAGCAGCGCATTGCGTTGAAGTGTATGACGGATACATCTATGCCGTGACGACAGCCGGAACTTTGTATAAGGTGTCTTGGGACGGCTCTGGATTGGCCGTTGTCGATTCCGTAGCCACTGGCTTCGAGAATAACGGCCTCTACGCCGATCTGTGGGGCAATATAGTCGTGATTCGGGCTGCACAGTCGGCTGGTGTGCTCAACTACTATGACACGGACTTGAATTCATTGGGCGCGGTTGAAATATATGATTCGATTGCTGGGCTTTATTACTGGAACCTGGGCGCAGCGGAGTTCTGGCACAAGGGCAATGCGATGTTCAACGGGGCCTTGGCCGTCGGGAGTGAACCTGATGTTCACCGCGTCACGGCTGTCGGAGCTTATGCGGCCGCCCGTGTAGTTGAAGGCGCCGACGACGGCCTGTACTTAGGCGCATTTTCCGGCGCGCACAATACGACAGACCCCAACCGATTCTTTCTGGACAATCTCGACCGCACAACGTTAGCCAACGAGCAGACCAAAGGCATGATGTACGGCTACTTCGCCGCCGACCCGAACGACCAGTGGCTCACGATCAACGTCGGGGAATTGAATCTGCCGATAGGCCGGTTCGACGTGAACGATGTCAACGTGGCCGGGACGCTGACCTTGCAGGGGCAGACGGCTTCGCGGCTCTTGGCAACGGACGGCTCGAAGAACGTCGTCTCGACGGACTTGGTGAGCTGGGTAGCGGCTACGGCGGATGAGACGACGGTAGCCGATGACGGCGACGGAACGATAACGATAGGGATTGCCGACCCGTTGATTGTGAGCAAGGGCGGAACGGGCGCAGCCACGCTTACGGATCATGGAATCCTCTTAGGCTCAGGGACGGATGCCGTAACGCCCCTGGGCGCAGCGACGAACGGGCAGATTCCCATAGGCTCGACGGGGGCCGACCCGGTTCTGGCGACTCTGACGGGCACGGCGAATCAGGTCAACGTGACAAACGAGGCGGGAACGATAGCGCTCTCGACGCCGCAGGATATCGACCCCAACGCCGATGTCAGTTTCAATAGTGTCGATGTCAATTCTATAGACGTATCAGGGAATGTGACAACTGCGATTTCTGATACTCAGGTTGTCTATTCCAATTCCGGGGTGCTTGCCGGCCATGCCGATCTGGCGTGGGACGATACGAACAGGATTCTTGATGCCAACGCCGTCGATGTGAACGATGTGGCCGTTCTAAAGCCCAACTCCGCCGTTTTTCAACCTGCCGCAGATTCCACGACGTTCTTTCAGGTCAAAGACAAAGATGCGAATGTCATAGCAACTGTTGACACAGTAGCGAATACCCTGATTGCAAATGGAGCCGTCATCGACGGCACTATCGCCACCGGGTTGGACATGAGCGGGGGAACGTTTGCGACGGCGGTGCAGAACTGGCCCGCGACACCAGTGATAAATGTGGCTGGTACACGAGCTATAAAATTTGACGATGTATTATTCAATTTGTTTATGGGAAATGAAGCTTTTATCCTTAGTGATGGTTTGGGTAATGTCGGCATTGGTTATCAGGCGGGATATAACAATGATTCTACGGGAGCCTTCGGTGAAGGTGATGATGTTATATATATCGGATACAAATCAGGTTATGGAGTCACACCAGGAGTAACTAATACAGGATACATCAACGTTGGTTTGGGAAGCTATACTTTATACAGCAACACAACTGGTTATGGTAATATGGCTATTGGAGGAACTGCTCTTCGAGAGAATACTACGGGCAGTAGTTGTGTAGCCGTCGGAGCTGCGGCACTTCACGATAACTCGACAGGATATAGAAATGTTGGAATTGGAACAGAGAGCCTGTTCTATAATACTACGGGGTATTCTGATTTGGGGATTGGCTATGCTGCATTATATTCTAATACAGATGGCTTTTCCAATGTAGCCATTGGGACTCTTGCTCTTTATGCTAATGTGAGCGGGGATGAAAACACGGCAATCGGATACTATGCTTCTTCTAAAAGTGTGGGGGATTATGGCATTTGTATCGGCTCAGCATCAGGGTCTAACGTAACATCTGGTGCAGCCAATACAATCATCGGAACGTATGGACATTTTTACAATCAAACAGGGACCGAGAATACGGTTATCGGATTCCTGGCTGATGGATTCGGAGCGGGCGGAGTTGCGAGCCACAGTTATTCTACTGTTATAGGTTCAAGAGCTGGATATGGAGTAACAACTGGAGGCTTGAATGTTTACTTAGGTTACTCGGCGGGGAAGAATCAAACAACAAACTCTAATCTTCTTATCATCGACAATCAAGACAGAACGAGCGCTGCTCTTGAGATAACCAACAGTCTCATCTACGGAGTCTTCGCCGCCGCCCCTGCGAATCAATCCCTGAGAATCAACGGTGAGATACTCGGCTCCGATGGGGCGAAGATAGGCGACGGGGGTACAACAAACTACTTACAGTTAGGAACGAATGGTGATTTGTCTTTTGTAGGTACAGCGGGATTCTATCCACGCTTCCTGACTCAGGCCGATGAACCAGCCGCAGGGACCGGGGCGACGCAATGCGATACAAGCGAATTGGTCGTCTGGAAAGACAGTGACGACAGCAAGGTCTATGTATCTTTCAACGATGGAGGTACGGTCAAATCTGTAGAGCTATCTTTATGAGAAAAGCCGCATACATTTTCGTTGGGTTGATCCTGTTTGGTTCCCTGAGTCTGAATCTCTACCATTATGGCTATCGGCTCATCTACCAGAAGGGATTCAATGCAGGGGTCACTATGATCTCGAACGCCGTGACGAAGGAGTACAAAGACACGGGCAGGATCACGGCGATGATGGACGGAAAGAGTATCGTCTTTGTTCCTGAGAAGCTCGTTGAAATACCCAAATTGGACGAAGTTGAAAAAATGTTTCAATAAGGAGTAAGGACATGAAAAAGGGAATAATGGTTTTGATTATCGCCACGGCCTGTTCGATTGCCTTTGCAGCAGTGACGGTGACTATTACTGTGCCGGATGCTTACACGGCTCAGGTTCTTTCTGCAATGAACACATTGGCGGGTACGCACATGACCCTGGAAGCACGCGGTTCAAGTCCCGACCCTGCGAACGATTTCGATGGGCGATGCGACTTTCGGATCGAGCCTAAAGCCCCAAGTGAAACGAACGTGCAATTTGCCAAGCGATTTACGCAGGAGCTTTTGATCGTTTCAGTGAAAGTCGTCAAGTCTCAGCAGGAGAATAAGCGGTATCGGGACGAAGTATCAAAAGTGGCTCCGCCTAATCCGGTTGTACCCAATGACGTAGTGCAGTAAGACGAGTGTTCTTTGAAAAGTTAATGGCGTTTATTCTTCCCGATGCCGGGTGCGTGGCAGATGACTTTGTCCTCTGAGAGTTTAGAGGCATGACCGTATCGCTGCCGGACGTGGATGATGACTGAACCTGGATTGCAGTTTGCACTTGGATGGGCAATAGACTGGCCTAACTCAACATAGAGATCAGCGTCGAGCCACACGGCCAATTCGAGGGCCAATTCGTTCGCTCTACGGTATCGCTCGTCGTTGTCGAACTCGGTCAAGTGCGGAGCGATGGAGAGGTATTCAGCGACTTTAGAGACGAGTTGTTCAGCGTTCATTGGGATCACTCATACGGATTGGGTATGGACCAGATGGTATGTTTGTGCATATTCGGTCACCGATGAATATACCATTGGCGACCGCTCTTTGAACGACAACGGAGACCGCTTGTGGTGGGAAACTAATCGGTTTTGGCCGTTCTTTGAATAGGTCGGAAGTGAAAAAGAAATAGATAGCTGTCCCAATGAGAAAACCGAGACAGATTTTAATATATAGGTTTGTCTTCATGGTTTACTCCTTTCGATAAACGCCATTATAGACCCGTGAATGAAAAAGTAAAGTATGAAAAAAATATTTCTAATTTCTGTATTCTGTGCTCTCTGCGGTTCAATAGAAGCCGCCTCGGAGATCAACGCCTTCGCACCGGGCGTCGTCGGCAATCGGCAGGTAATCATCATCACTATGGAATAATCGCAGGCAGCGAATTTTAGATAGAAAGGCAAGGTGACTTACGGGACTGTTCACGGAAGATGTCAAAACGAAGATTAGACCCGAGGTTTTGTACGGCGCTCAAACCCTGCAGAACCTTGCCGGACAGACGCCAACGATCCCTCAGCAGGGCGTCGCCGAACTGACGCCGATGCAGCAGTTGATCCAGAGCCAGTTGGGGCCCATGCTGGATACGATCAATCAGAGCGGTCGGGAGGCGACGGACTACTACAGTGACGTGCTCGGCGGCGATTACGACCCTCGCACGAGCCCCTACTACGAAGGTCTGCGCCAGGAGTCCGAGCGTTTGCAGGGCCAGGGCGTAACAAGTCTTCGCCAGCGCGCGGAACTCGGCGGGATGCTCCAGAGCAGTAACGCCGCCGGGGTCGAAGGGCAATTCGTGAATCAGTCCAACGCGGCATTCCTGAAAGAACTCGGCGGACTCTATGAGACCGAACGCAACCGTCAGGGGCAGGCGGCGGAAGGGATACAACGGGCAGGCGCCCAGCAGGTCCAGAACGTCGCCGCGGTCGGGGGTATCGCCGACCAGCAAAGGGTCATCGAGCAGGCCCAGCAGGATGCCCTCTACCAGCAGCTCATCACACAGATTTTGTTCCCGTATGAACATCAAGCAGAATGGGCCGCGGCGCTGATGGGTATGCCCGGCGGCGTCCAGGTGACGGGCGGCGGATTTACGGACCTCTCGCAAGGCTTGATCTTGGGCGGCGTCGTCGCGGGAAGCGTGCTGAATCCTTCCGGCGGGGCGGCGGCAATGACAGGCGGTGGCGGTGGCGGCGGTTACGCCTCCGGTACTTCCGCGACCGCCACACCAGGGGCAGGCAGATTCTAAGAGGCTCGACTATGACAAGTGTACTTGACCTACGAGAAAATCCGGCACAGCAGATGCAGGTTGTACAGGGCGTCGGCGGCGGCATCAGCGATATGCTCAACGCCTATCGTAACCGCAAGATGGAGCAGCGGGTCATCGGCGTCTTGAATGACCCCAATATGAAGGCCGAGCAGAAGCGGCTGCAACTCCTGAAAGATGCGGATTTCCTGCGCTCGCCGACGGGCCAGAAGATGATGTCCGATGAACTGTCGGGTCAGGCGGCCCTGCAGATGCAGGAACGGCAGGCGCGGCTGGCGAATCTCCAGGCGGGGACGCGGGCTACGCAGGCGAGAGCCGGTTACTACGAACAGGGCGGGGCAAGAAAAACACCGGCCGCAAGCGATCTTACCGCCGACGAGAAAAACTACCTTGACCTGAGTGCAAAACTCGAAGCGGCGAATGATCCCAACGTGAAAAAGGTTATTGAAACAGCCTTGATACACAACCCCATCTATCAACAGAGGAAAGTTGAGTCGATAGCCGAAGAAGGCCGAAGTGTCTTGCCCACGCTGTTTCCCGATCTCGTCAAATCACAGACTCGAACCACTCGCCGGGCCGGTGTGTTCGGCGATAAAGTCTATGGTCAGGATGCTTATGCCAAGGCGCTTCAGGCGGCCATTGAAAAGGGCAATGAAGAATACGGACTTGACCCCGGTGAAACCCAGTCGATGTTCGATACCTGGTGGGACTCTCAATACCAAGCGGAGCAGGGGCAGAGATTCCAGGAGTTTGCGCCGAGACCTACAGAGGGGGCGCAGGGAATCGAAAATACAGCGGCACAACGGGAACTCGCACCCCTGACGGACGAGCAGGCCCGGCGCAACGCCAGACCCATAGCGAGCAAGGAAGAATACGACGCCCTGCCGCCGGGGTCGTATTTCATCGCCCCCAATGGAGAGCTGAGGCAGAAAAATGGCTAACTGGTGGGAAGAAGGTTCGACGGCTGTAGCGGTCCCGAAAACGCAGGAGAATTTCTGGGAGAAGGATTCCACGCTTATCGCCGCTGCCGCCCGGCCGGTTGAAACGGCTATGCCTGAAATTATGGGGCCTCGCTACGAGCGCCGACCTTCAGGGACGCAGATCATCGAGGACACGGCGTTCCCGGCGATTGACCCTGAGATTCTCAAGGTGGCGCAGGGACTCAAGGCCGGGACGGTGACGCCGCCGGCGGAACCTACGCAGACGGTACGCACAGCAATTCCATCCGGTCAGCCAGCCAAGGCGCCGTGGCTGATGAAAGCTATTGCCGGCGGCGAAGATGAAGCCCAGGCCCTGATGAAATCGAATCTCTTCCGCAAGCGACCGGATATCGCCGCCAAGTATCAGGGCGACTCCGCCATGAAGTATTTCATGGACAATCCCGATCAGTCCTTCATTCCGTCAATCTTCAATCTCAAATTGGGGACCGACCGCATCGAGGAGGTCAATCAACTCTCGGCCATGACGCGAGAGCAGCGCAAAGAACACTTCACGAAAAAGGGCAAGGTGGATACATCGCAGTTCTTCGGCAAGGAAAAAGACTTGCGGGAGTATATGCTGTTTTCCGGCGTTCTGAAAGACCTTAAAAGCCGAGAGTTCAAAGAATCCCTTGAACGCTTACAGAAGAATGTTTATCCGCAGGGGGCTATCTATGGCGGCGGACCCAGCCCGGACAAAATCAAAGATCAGCTCGTCGTCAGGGACAAACTTCTGAAACTGGAAGAAATGCAGGACCGCGGCGTTGGTCTGCCGGCCGAGATTCTTGATTCAATAGCCAATATGGGTAAGTACGCCGGCGAAATCTACCTGATGGGCGGCTTGATAGGCGGACCGGCTCCTGCGACACAGTTAGGCAAAGTGGGTCTGGCGGCGAAGATGGGCGTTACGAACGTCGGCGAATTACTCAATCTCGTCACGGAGCGCATGACGCCTAAAGGTTATCTCGGCGATAAAGGCGAATTCGTTCAGACCGAGAAGGGCCAGTCAATAGTAATGGCCTTGCCGAAGTCGCTCCTGGAACAAACGGCAACATACTGGACAGAGCAACAGGGCGAGGCTATCGGCAAAGGAATCAATTCTGTTTGGGCCAAGAAGATCATGCCCAAACTACCGAAGGGCATAGCATCGCTTATCACGAAATCCGGCAAACTGACGGCGCCGTTCTATGATGCCGTTCGCAAGGGCAAGCTCGACGGTATGCTTCCTGAAATGGTCGAGGAATATATTGATCGAGTCATCAAGCCCGTTCTCAAACTGGACGATCAGTACCGCGACAAGGACGATACGTATCTGACAAACGTAGCCAAGTCGCTAGTTCCTGACCCGCGAGAGCTTCTCATTCAGACGGCTACTTTTTCCCTGTTGCCCGTGGCGGGGCATGTGACTGGCCTTGTGGCTGGTAAACGAGAGGGAAAGCCCCCCGTCATGCCTGCTGTATCCGCCTTGAAACCGCCGCAGGTTGCCCCCGAGGGGGTTACGCCACCGCCGCCCGCTATTGAAACCGGAAAAGCCCCCACAGCCGAAACGGGGGCCGTAGAGCCAGCAGCGGGAAAGCCATTAACCAGGATGTCTCCAAAGGAACGCAATACTTTCAAACTCGGTATGCGTGCTGCCTTCAAAATGAAAGATGGCCGGATTATCGAAACTGGTTACGTTCATACAATGCCCGAAGGCATGAAGACTGAGGATATTGCAGAGGTTGGATTCACCCGCCCTGATACCAAAGAATTTCTTACAAGAGAACAAGCAGGCGAATTGACAGGCATAGATGAAGGTGTCGAACTTGAACAGTTTTCAGAAGAAATCTCTGAAGCGCCACCAGAAGAATTACCAGATAGGGAGTTGGCGGAAGAATTGCTATCGGCCAGAGAAGACCGACGGCCCAAAGAGGTTGTACCGATTCAGCAGGCCCCTCCCGCTCCCGCCGAAGGCAAGGGTCAACCTGTGCCCCAGGTAGCGGGAAAGAAGGTGATACAGGCGTATGTAAAGGATGAACAGGGGAATATCTACACTGCAAATACACACGGCGAAGCCTATATGAAAATGGAGGATGCCGGGGGCACGGAAAAGGCTATCCGAGATTCTGGCTTTGTTGTGGACGGCAAACTGATACCAGATAGCGAAATCAACCGTGGTGAATTAGAGAAACAAGGTTATATTTCGCAACCTCCCGCCCCCGCGCCAGCGGCGGGGCAACCTGTGCCCCAGGTAGCGGGAGAACACGTTGTGTATCACGGCGGTCCGGCCAGTATTGAGACGTTATCAGTAAGTGCTTCTGACTTGACTGACGTTCGGGGCGTTTATTTTAGTGACAACGCGGATACGGCGCAAAGCTACGCGGAGATGCACGGCAAAGGTGAAGGCATTGTCCGCCAATACAAAATAACCTTGAAGAATCCCGCCAATAGTCAGATTGTCAATCAGGTCAAAGGTGAACTCGAAGAAGAGGGTCATCGTGAACCGCAATTATGGGATTTGGTGACGGAAGAATTGAAGGACCGGGGCTATGATGGCGTGATTCAGGAAACCGGAGAGGGAACGGAATATATCGTTTTTGATGATGCCGCAATTCAACAGGCCCCCCCCGCCCCCGCCGAAGGCCAGGGGCAGAAGCAGGCGTGGGAAATCAGCGGCGTAGAGGTTACAAGCGCAGAGGCGGAGAAGACTTTCCCGATAGAAGGCAGCGTCGAAATTGTTAATGGCAAACCTGTTTATAAATACAGCACAACCATAAAGTACGGGGATGCAGATAGGACATTTGAGGTCACAAGCAGAGGGTCGCTAAACGGAGTACAGTCCGCTTTGCGATTACATAAGAAGGTCGTCCAGCAAGCTCTCGCCGAAGGCAAGCCCGTCCCTCGCAATGTCCTCGAAGAGTACAAGTCCGAACCCTGGGCGCAAGAGGCCCTGCAGAAGGCCGAAGCCGCCCCCGCCGAAGGCCAGGCACAGAAGCAGGCGTGGGAAATGACGCTTGAGGAATATAGGCAATCTCTGCCCATCCCACCAAGGTCAAACAAGGTTGGCGGCACAAAAGAATTAGACAAGAGTTATGCGATTCATAAAGCATCTATCAAAAATGCAATCGAACGTGGAGAAGTGATCCCAGATAGAGTTTTGTCTCCCCGTTATAATAATACAGAATTTAAGGTGAGACAAGCGGAAGTGCAAGCGGCAAAGAAATTATATGGGGACAGGGATGATGTTGTAAAAAATCAGTATGGAATGCCATTGGAAGTATATAGAGGAGGACCCAAATCGGTTGCCGAACTTATACCCAATAAAATAGGTGTCATCTTTTTAACGTCAAATGAAAAAGTGGCGAGTTACTTCGCCAGCGTACATCATAAAACATCGTCGGTAGTTTCAACTTACGTCGCCATGAAAAATCCATTGATAGTGGATGCTGGCAAAATAGAAGCCGGTTCCAATCCTGAGAGAATCGAAGGTTGGATTGAGCAAGCAAAGAAAAATGCAAACGATGGTGTGATAATCAGAAACATAAAAGAATCTGGTTTTCTCGTTGACGACTACATTGTTTTTAACCGTGAACAAATTTTACGTAAACCGCAGGCCCCTCCCGCCCCCGCCGAAGGCAAGAAGGCCGAAGCCGCCCCGCCGACGGGGGAAGAAAAGGCTGAAGTCACTGAGCAGGAGGCCCCTGAACCTGTGCGCATCATGGCCCAGCGCCAGGCGAACAAGACGAACAAGCGGGTCGGCATCTACCTCGGCAAAGACAAGAAGTGGCACACGTTCACGACGCTCAATCCGCCGAAGGGCGTCAAAGAATACGAAGCGGTGACACCGGAAACTCCCGAGATGGAACAGCAGAAGCAAGAGGCATTGAAGGTTGCAAGAAAGAACGTCAGGGAACATCTGACGGATACTGAGAAAAAGGCTCCCGCAGCGCCCGAGGCCGAGACGAAAAGGGGCCCCATCACCGCCGCCGAGAAGGACGCCCTCCGCGCCAAGGGCTACAGCGTCCAGGACATCCTCAAGATGACGCCGGCAGAGGCGAGGGGGAAGTTGGAAGGGCCTGAGAAGCCCAAAGGCGGCGGGGCAGGTGGTTCCTCTGTTGCCGCCGCATCTGCCGAAGCGACGGGATCAGGTTACGGCACGATTGCCGCCAGCGAAAAGAGTGCGTTCAGCGAGAAGACTGACCACAAACGTCTCAATGCGGAGATGCCGGCCAGACCATCGTTGCAGATCATCGACAACACGCTCAAGATCGCTGCACCCGCTATCCGTGGCGAACAAGCCAGGGCGACGGCTCGTGTTGTGCGAAAGAATCTCGGTCAACTGGCGCAGGAAACATCAGTGCTTCACGAGACACTGAAAAAGGCTCATCGTGCCTTTACGTTTATGAAGCGCGATGACGTTTACAGTTTCATCGACCGCATGGAGAACGGCCAAGCTCAATCGACGCCGAAGTTGGAAGAGATTTCCAGGAAGTTGCGAGAGCTTTTGGATGACCGCAGGGATCGTGTGCAGGGACTCGGCAAGGGATTGCTCGAACACTTTTATGAGAACTACTTCCCCCATATCTGGAAGAATCCCAAAGGTGCCGAGGCCGTCATTCGTCAATTCTTCACCAAGCGGCGCCTTCAAGGCCCCAAATCGTTCCTCAAGAAGCGAACGATTATGACGGTGAAGGAAGGTCGAGAATTGGGTCTTGAATTGGTCAGTGAGAATCCCGTCGATCTGGTGCTGCTCAAGCTCCACGAGATGGATCGTTTCCTGATGGCGCATCGCATCATTCAGGACATGAAGAGCCGAAGCCTTATCAAGTTCGTCTATTCGAGACTGAAGGCCCCCGATGGCTATATCAAAATTGACGACCGGGCATTCACCGTCTATATGCCGCCGGAGATCACCAAGAAGGAAGCCTACGATGCGCTACTGGTCGATCAACTTATGGATGTCGCCCGGAGTATGGGAATCGACACGCAACGGTTTGTCTCTATCGGCGGTAAACGATGGGGTTTTGCTCAATGGCCGCATGGTGCGCCCGGAAGTGGACCGTTCAAGGTCAGAACGAAATACGCCGGGCCGGAGTCTGTACTGGCCCATGAAATAGGACATATCCTCGGAGCCAAGTACAATCTCTACGATACATTGCGGCGCGTCAAAGAGGGTGGATTCAGAACCGTCAGTCGCGGCGAAAAGGCAGGCGAGCAGAAGTTCGTTCCCGCCCAAGAAGCCGTTGAGCATCGCAAGACGATTGACAAGGAGTGGAGAGCGTTAGCTGACGCCCGCTACAAAGGGCAGGACGTCGGGCCGGGGTTCAAGGGATACGTTCGTAAGGCCGAGGAAAAAGAGGCTGTCATGCTCGAAGCCCTGATTCATGCCCCCGATGAATTCAAGGCGATTGCCCCGACGCTGCATAACTTGTTCACGAAGTTTCTCAACAGTCACTCCGAACTGCGCCCCATCCTGGATATGAAACCATCTTTGGTTCTCGGCCAGTCCGATGCCCAGATCAAGATACCAGGCTTTACGGTCCTCGGTCATTACTATGCGCCCGAACCTGCTGCACGGTTGCTCAACAACTACCTGTCACCGGGTCTGCGAAATAATGAAAATCTGCTCCTGAGCGGCGGTTACAATATGCTCCGCAAAGGCGGGAACATCCTGAATCAAGCGCAGCTTTCGCTGAGCCTCTGGCACGCACTAGATACGACCATTGACACGATGAACTCGACGATGGCGATGGGCATTCGGCGGCTGATGACGCCGGAACAAAGATTGGCGGGTCTCGGCAATATCCTCTCGGCGCCTTTGGCTCCAATTCTGCGTACCTGGGATGGCATAAGGTTGCGCAGGGCCTACCGAAACCAAATAGACACGATTGAAGACCCCAGATTGCGAAGTTTGGTAGAAGCCGTCGTTCTGGCCAATGGGAGAGATAAGCTCGATCCCTTCTACTATAACCATGCCACGAAGAATCTGACCAACACTCTCAGTCAGATTATCAGGGGTAGCGGACTCGAAAAACTTTCGGGGATACTTCGGTTGCCGGCGGACGCAGTCACTTCGACGTTGGAAGTCTTGGCTAAGCCGCTGATGGAATGGTATGTCCCCAGCGGCAAAATGGGCGTATTTTCAGTCATGGCCGAACATGAGATGAAACGCGCCATGACGGGCCAGATTAGCGATGAACAGTTGCATGAGCGCCTCGTCCGAAGTTGGGATAGTGTTGATAACCGAATGGGCGAACTTGTCTATGACAACCTCTTTTGGAACAAAACCCTCAAGGACATCCTGATGCTCTCAATGCGTTCTGTCGGTTGGAACTTAGGTTCATTCCGTGAATACGGCGGCGCGCCTATCGACATTCTGATGACCAAGCAGCGACTCAATCGCGGCGATTTGTGGCTGAGTCTCAAGATGTCCTATACCATAAGTTCGGTGTTGCTCTACGGGATGATCGGCGCGACCATCATGTATCTACTGACGGGCAAGGGACCCGATGACGACCGAGACTATTTCTTCCCGAAGACAGGCCGCAAGAATCCCGATGGTTCGGATGAACGGCTATCTCTTCCTACCTACGCAAAGGACTGGTACGGCTTTGGGCTCCAACCTATTCAACAGACAAGAAACAAGGCGCATCCCTTCTGGAGCGTTCTGAATGATCTTGTTCAGAATAAAGACTTTTTCAACGTCCAGATTCGAGACCCGAAAGACCCACTCTCGAAACAGATTCTCGCCGTAGCAAAACATTTGGGTGCTGAATTTCTGCCGCTCTCAGCGAAGAACTATCAGAAGATGCAGAAGGCCGAACCGGGCCAACAGGGCAAAAACTTGTGGGTATCGCTAACGGGAATCACATCGGCCCCGTCGTACATTACACGCTCGCCAGCCCAGAAGTTGATGTACCGATACATCGTCGAGAAAATCCCTGACAAAACAGTCTCAACGGAGCAATATGAATTGCGGATGTATCGCAACAATCTCAAAACACTTTTGCGCAAGGGCGCGCCTGTTGACCCAATTGAAGCCAAAAAGCGATTGGGTCTTACGGAATGGAATCGACTCAAGACCGAAGCGAAGAAGGACCCGTTTGCGGAATCGTTTTCTCGCCTGGGTTTGGAAGAAGCCCTAAACGTCTTTGCAATAGCAAGCCCGGAAGAGAAGGCAAAAGTCGGCACGATCTTACGGACAAAATACACTAACGCAGAGAGCAAAACAAAGACGCCTGAGATCAAAGAGCTTTACAACCAACTTCAAGGCCAGCAACAGTCATCGTCTCAAGGTGGCCTGACTTCGGCAGAGATTCTCAGGCTTATTCAGGAGCAACAACAGAAATAGACACCACTGGAGTTTACGGCAATGGCACCACGGAACGGCAACATTGTGAAATGGGTAGCGATTTTCATTGGTCTGGCTATGGCAGCGGCGGGCTGGGTCTATTCGCTCGGCGTCCAGGGCGAAAAGCTCAAAAGCAACTGCGCCGATGACGCCAAGGTGCATCAGCAGGTCCCCGTCCTGGATACCCGCGTTACAAGGGTCGAGGAGAACGTCAAATCCATCAATCAGAACATTGCCGAACAGAAGACGATGCAGCAGCAGATTCTCAACAAGCAGGACCAAATCCTCTGGGAACTCCAGCGATGAGCGACTGGAACCAGCATTGCGCTGTGATCCGCCGGGAGCTGACGGCCCTGGAAAAGGACGGCCATCTGGTCGAGGGGCCGGTGGCTGTCGCCCACGGCGATATGGAGTTGGACCTCTACGAACTTGAAAAGGGCTTTGCCGATATCGAATTCATGCACAGACGAACACAGACAGACCTCCTTTCGTAGGCGGCCTCATGTAGCCCCGAGCGCCCTCCTCCCGCTCCGCATGGGGCCGCTGTTTTAGTAGCACAAAATCACAAAACGTGCTACGCCCGCGAAGTGCTAAAAGAAAAAACATGAACGAACAGAAAAAGTTCTAACCGCAAGTCTTGTCGTATTCTATACTTAGCGTTATATGGTAAAAAAATGTACAAAAAATGCAAAGTAGGGCATTGACAAATGCCGACAGGATTCGTAGGCTAAATATATGAAGACGATTAGAAACAAACGATTTGTAGTTCAAGTGACGGAGACGGAACATCGCACGATTCAACGCTGTGCACGTTCCGGGGGTTTTAGGACAATGGCGGACTGGTTTATGACGGTGCTTGCAGATATCAGCGCGGGGCGACTCAAATATCGCAAACGCCTCTTGCGGAAATAGGCCCACCGACGCGGGCTGGCGAAATCGGGAAAAGGTTATACGGAGGTGTCACATGACCGGACCAGAAATGCTACACGAGATCGAGAGGCGGGAATATTACCGGCTACAGCACATCAAGAGTCTTCAACTGAACAAACTGTTCTGGAAGGTACTGGTGCCGGTTATGGTTATTGTGGGCTGCCTGCTATTGATTGCCGGGCACATCAGCGAACTATGGCAGGCGTTTAGGTGAAATAGGCACACTCAGACGTGGGGCGGCTCCGGGACCACTCCAAGCACTCCTCCGCCGGGGCCGCCCAGATTTTCGAGGCAAGATGATGCACATACCAACCGCACAACCCGTTAAAACGCGAAGCCGGACAGAGCAAATCGCCGAGCGGCTGGAGCAGATACCGGAAAGCCAGCAGGGAATCTACCGCAGGGCCATCGAGCGAAAGAGTATGGCGGCAGCCGTGAAAGCCTTCTGTTACGAGTGCATGGGATATTTGCGGGAGGAAGTGAAGGTCTGTACCGACCGTGCCTGCCCGCTATGGATGTATCGACCGGGCCGCAGTACACAAAAAACAGTAGAGGTTCAGAATGTCTAAACTAATATCCCTCACAAAAGGCCAATTTGCAATCGTTGATGATGAAGATTATGACATCCTGAATCAGTGGAAGTGGCACGCATGTTGGAATAGGACAACTCAATCCTACACTGCAAGGCGTAGAAGACATAAGGAAGAAGAAGGGGGTTCTGTTCATGTGTTGATGCACCGTCAGATTTTGGATACTCCCGAAGATTCCCAGGTTGACCACGGGAATCATAATACCTTGGACAACCGAAGATCCAACATTCATAACGCGACTGGTTCTGAAAATTGCCATAACCGGAGAAATATAAGGGGTTGTGTTTGGCATAAGCGAAAGAAGAAATGGATGGCAGCAACAAAGATACATGGAAAATCCATTTTCTTGGGGTATTACGATACCGTGGTTGAAGCACAAAATGCCTATTGGGTGTTCAAATCAGCGAATGTAAGGCCCTTATTTGTGTATCGTCCGGGCAGTGGCGCATCCAAGATGGCCAAAATAGGGCCGCCGTTGAGCGCAGAATCGACGAGCGGCCCCGTGAGCGGTAAATCCCCCAGCCAAAGCTTATTTTAAGCCTAACTGTGGAATTGAGGCATATTGATAGTTCTTTGACAAGTGAACGGGAAACATAACACTGCTTGCACACTTAACCGGCTGTTGCAAGCAGCCTTTTTCAGGGGCCTACGGGCCTCTGCAATCATGCCAGACGAGACGTGACTCAAACGGGACGTATGCCTTGCAGGAGAAAAAGCTAAGTCCCGCTTGTTTGATGAACCCTGCCCGTCTCTCTGGCTCCAAACTAATCTTCGGCGGCGGCGTGGTGACGCGATAGCGTTTGTTGAGTTTGCGGAAGGTACTTGAAACAAAGTTAGAGTAGCAGGAAGAAAAGTTAACTACACTGCGAGGGTACGCTTTGTGGACAGGGGCAAACACACCCGATAAGCCCGTGCATGGGACACTACTTATTCTGCCCGCCGAAGATTCCAAACTTGCTGGCGGCGGCGCCGATGGGTGCGAGGATTCACGACTCTGGGGGAAAGCGGAATAATGTGAACCGTCCCCCAAGCCGCCAGCATTGTCAACTTCTCAGGGCCGCCCTTGCTCCCTCCTCGGGCCGGATGTCTTCTCCTTAAGGTAATGCTAATGCCTCGCTACGGCATTCGCTCTCCATCAGACTCCGGCCCGTTTTGGCTCTCGTAGTTTAGTGGCAGAATATCGGGGTTTCGTCCCGATGGCCTGAGTTCGATTCTCAGCGAGAGTACGTGGCGTGGGCGGCAGCGTTTTACGGATGGCAGACGTGCCAAAGCGTAAGTTTATAAAGTTCTGCCCGCCCACATCTTTGAGAACAGCGGCGAAAGCCGTTCACAAAGCTCAAGAGTGCGCCTCGCTTTCCGTGAGCGGTAGAACGGCGTCCCCTGCCCCAGGGGGTGATCTGGGGCTGCTACGCACGGGAAAGGGTCGTGTGCCATACTCGACGGCAAAATTCGAGCGAGCCGGTGGAAGGCCGGAATACTTTGAAAACTGAATATCCCCGCTTGAAGGGGGCGTTTATGGGGCAATGGCGGAGATGTGGCAACGTCGCAGCAGGCGCCGCTCTTCCGTGCGCGACAGTGGCTACCACCGCGTAGTAAGGGGAATCCTGCCCGCCATTGCCCGGCATTTTCACGACGAAAGGACGAGCTTATGAAAACACTTTTCAGAAAGGAAATTTATGGGTAACTCAAATTGGAATTCAAGTAGTTATGGAAACTACTCCCGAAGTGTGGCCGGGAAAAGCCAGCAACAAATTTTCACACAGACCCAATGTCACCCGGATTTGGACCCCAGTAAGTTCAATATCCGAGAGTCCTTCGATTCGCCTGCGAATCCGGCATCCACTCCCGTCATTGTGGCTGTCGATGAGACGGGGTCAATGGGTATTCTCGCTGAGAACATTATCAAGCGAGGTCTCGGTGTGATTGTCGAGGGTATTATCAACCGCAAGCCCATTGCCGACCCACATATTTTGCTGGCGGCGGTTGGGGACGCCTATTGTGACAGTGCTCCGATTCAGGTCACACAGTTCGAGTCAGACGTGGTCATTACCAAACAGATTGAGAATTTCTATCTTGAGGGCAATGGCGGCGGCAACGGCGGCGAATCCTATCCCCTCGTATGGTGGTTCGCCTTGAACAAGACTCATTGCGACGCCATCAACATCAGGAACCGCAAAGGCTATCTGTTTACCATCGGCGACGAAGCTTACCATCCGGTTCTGGCACGAGATCATATCAAGCGGTTCCTCAACGGCGACGTAGAAGCCGATGTGCCAGTAGCAGAGTTGTTGGTCGATCTTCAAGAGAAGTGGGAAGTCTTTCACCTGATTACGCCGACAGGGGCCACGGAAGGCCAGAACGCCAAGACCAAGTGGCGTGAAATTCTCGGCGAGCGAGTTGTCGTCATCGATGATTGGGAACGGCTTGGCGAAGTCATTGTCTCGGCCATGCAAATCAATGAAGGCCAGGACGCCAATCAGGTCCTCAATTCATGGGACGGCAAGACAAATATCGTCGTGCGGAACGCACTGGGGAGCATGGCGCCTGCAAAGCAGGCTTTGGAGATTCAGGAGATATGAGAGCGGTTGCGGTCATAGGCGCAAACTTTGGCGATGAAGGCAAAGGCCGGATAACCGACCAAATCGCGGCGACAGCCGAAAGCCCCGTTGTTGTGGTTCGCTACAATGGCGGGGCTCAGGCTGGGCATACGGTCGTTACGCCGGAAGGTCTTGAGCATATCTTCGCACATTTCGGCAGCGGAACGCTTGCGGGTGCGGCGACATACTTGAGCGATTTCTTCATCGGCAATCCTTTTTTGTGGGCGATTGAGCAAAAGACGCTTATCGAAAAAGGCATTGCTCCGCGATTAGTTATCCACCCGTGTATGCCATTGAGCACGCCCTATGACATGCTCATCAATCGGGAAGCGGAAACATGGCGGGGCCAAGGCCGTCATGGTTCTTGCGGCTACGGAGTAGCAGAAACAGTTGAGAGATTGTGCAAGACACCTTACAGAACACTCGTCAAGGATGCCAAGTCAAAAGAGTATCGGGAACTCATTCTGACTATTCGGGACAAATACGCGACGAAACGCTTGAGTGATTTAGGCATAAAACAACCGTCCGACTGGTTCAAAGAATCGTTGGTTTCCGATGGATTGCTGTCTCAATATTTTGACGAACTTGCCTTGCTCTTAAAGACTACCACACAAAAAAGAACTGCCTCACTGGCCGATTACAAGACAGTTATCTTTGAAGGTTCTCAGGGTTTGTGTCTTGATGAGCGACACAAATTCTTTCCACATGTTACCCGCAGCAAAACCGGCTTATCGAACGTGACACATATCTGTACAAAGCTTGGCATTGGAACGATTGAAGTTATCTATATTACACGGGCTTATCTCACTCGTCACGGTGCGGGGCCATTGCCAACAGAAGACCCCAACTTGACTTATGAGGACAAAACAAACGCGGAGAATGAATGGCAAGGAAAACTCCGATTTGGTCATCTGGATATAGATTTGTTGGCGGAAAGCATCAAAAGTGACCTTGCCTCAACGACACTGAAAAAACAACCCAGCATAGCGATTACTTGTTTCGACCAGGTGCCGGACACGATGAAAGTGAAATGCCGCAATCAGATCAAAGAGATAGACAAAAATGCTTTGCCTGCCCTTGTTTCAAAAATCACAGGGATTAGCAAGATTATCATCAGCAAGAGTCGGCAACGGAAAGGAACCTGACCATGAAGACATTGACTCAAACTGTAAACCTGATGGGCCTGATGGTCTCGGCCTTTGCCATCGGCTACATCGTCGGGCTGAATCCGGCCCTGCCGCCGGCATCGTCAGAAGTGGCAGAAGTGACACAACAGGCACAGGGTGAATCGTTTATTGCCACGGTTAGCGCCTATTGTGCCGGGGAGTGCTGCTGCGCTGGCTCCGCCGACGGGATTACCGCCAACGGGCACCGCATCAAGCCCGGCGAGAAATTCGTTGCCGCCGACAAGCGGTTCGCGTTCGGCACGATGCTTGAGATTCCCGACTACGGGACCGTGCCGGTGATCGACCGCGGCGGGAAAATCAAGGGTGATAAAATCGACGTGTTTTTCGATGATGACCCACAAAATGGCTTGACAGGCCATCAAAGAGCACTCGAATGGGGCGTGAAGCATCTTGTGGTAGAAATCGAAAGGAGAAATCCGTGCCGATAGCATGTCTCAAAACAGTACGGTCTTATGGCTGCAAGTATAAATGCGGACATCTGCATTACAAGCATCCCGACCCGATGGCAAAGCATGAAAAGTCATGCTGGCTAAACCCTGAAAATAAATGCTGTCAGACCTGCGAACATGAAGGCATTGAATACGATGACTGGCAATATCGTGTTTGTCACCATAAAGAAGGTGAAAAATTATTGGATGCCGAAGTGGAAAAAAGCAAAAACCCAAGAGCATGGATAAAACACTGCCCATTTTGGACCCAAAAGGGCGTGAAAAATCTAAACGTAGGGATTTGCAGGTAAAGGAGAAACGAACAATGAATATGAACATATTGGAAAAAATTGGGCTTGGAATAATTTTGACAATCGGCGTAATTGGCTTTCTTGCATCGCTCACGGTACTGTTGGCGTTTCCTATCAAATGGATTTGGAACGCAATCATGCCTTACTTGTTCGGCTGGAAATAAGAATGACTACGCCAGGCCAGTGATCGGGGACCGAGCCGCAGCAAAATAAGTGAGTACGGGTGCGGCGGGGGCAAGGAGGCCACCTGGCGATTAGGAGAAATGAATGAGACTTCTGAAAACACTAATCGAAATGCTCAAGGCCCTATGGATGCCGAGCGCATTCAGTGGCTTCGGTGCCGAGAAAAAGACGTTACCTCTGCAAACTGAGCCGGACTTCGTCACGGATGGGACTGAGAGAAGGGGGCAGGGAAGCCCTTTCCGGCCTAACAAAAGGAGTTAATGATGAAACCATTAAGTAAATCTCAACCCATTAAAGAGCGATTGCAAAGACTGGAAGTCCATACTCGCAAACTGGAACAACAAGTCCACAAACTTCTTACGGAAACGAGAATGTTGGCCATTAACTTAACCCGGAGAATCGACAACATCCACGACGAGGAGGCCCAGCCATGACGGCGAATCTTAACCGATTCAATTGCGGCGTCACGCCGTCGGCGTTTGACGGATTCGGAGGTGAAAAATGAGACGCAACACAGACCCAACCTGCGAACATTGCGGCAATGACTTTGGGCTGAGCTTTGACGTGCATTGCGCCGCCGGCCAGGGCCTGCCGCATTGCCAGGACCATCGCGGCCAGTGCGCCATCTGTCTCGACCTGTTCTGCACGGAGAGCCTGACCGAGATCGAGACAGGCGAAATGGTCTGCGAGGAGTGCAAAGAGATTGCCATAACGCCGTTGCACGTCGCAGCCAAGAAAGCGGCAAGGACGGGAACGCAGAGAGACTTGAAGGCATATCTCAAAGCTAAAAGGGACGTAGCATGAGCAGTTGTGAAAAATGTTGGTCCGATGCTTATCGCTTGGAACTTGCCGGCGAAGGCGACCAACCGAGAATTTATGCACGGCTTATAAGAGAACGCAAAGACAATCCCTGTACGCCGAAAGAACAGGCCGGACCGGATGCCCGAATCTGCCCGGATTGTAAACGCAAAACCGTGCACCAAAACACGGGTGAATGTATGGTTTGTCACAAGAGATATTCAGAATAGAAAGAAGGTGAAACATGGAGAAGCAGATTGTTGACCAGATCAAGAAATTCATTGGCGAGAGCAGGGCCGACGAGACCATGAAGGACCTGCGAAAGACCAGCTATGTGCGTGGCTATCAGGCCGCCATCAGCGACATCGACAGACTCATCCAGTTCGCCGAATCGCTCAAGAAGGGGGCTTGACGATGGTTCTGACGCCCGAACCCGGTATTTACCCAGGTGTTCCGTCTTCGGAATACCAGCAATGGTGCGCCGTGAACGACTCATTCTTGAGCATCCTCATCAATCGCTCCCCGGCCCACGCCAAGGCGTACAAGGAGCAACCGCAGGAGCCCACAGAGGCCCTGATTGTCGGTAACGCCCTGCACACGCGGGTATTGGAGCCTTCGCTGTTTCCCTCTCGCTATGCCGTGCGGCCCGTCTGTGACCGGAGAACTAAAGAGGGCAAGGCGATGTATGAAGGCTTTGCCGAAACGCTGGACGACCGGCAGGAATTGACGGATGAGCAAGTCGCCAAGATCAATCGTATGGCCCTGTCGCTCGAACAGCACAGCTTCCATCGGTACATCGAGCAGGGCCAGTTTGAGGTCTGTATCGTTTGGCGGGACCGCAAGACAGACTTGCTGTGCAAGGCCCGGCTGGACTACTGGCAGGAGGCCCTCAGCGTGATCGTGGACCTCAAAACCTGCCGGGACGCCTCATTTGACGCCTTCGGGCTTGCCGTGTATCGCTATCAGTACTACCAGAAGGCGGCCTGGTATTGCGACGGCCTAAAGACGTTGACGAAGGGCTCTCCATCCTTTGTCTTTATGGCCCTGGAGAAAGAGCCTCCGTATGCCTGCGCCGCCTATCAACTCGCCGACGATGCGATTGTCGGCGGGCGCAAGGCGTACCGCAGGGCATTGAGCATCTATCAGGAATGTGTAGCAACGAATTACTGGCCCGGATACTCCGACCGCATTGAAATACTCACGTTGCCCGAATGGGCGATGAACCGGTTAGGGGTCGGCCAATACAATCTAATCCGGGAGGACGAACAAAATGAGCAAAACGATGAACCCCAAGACAAACAATTCAGCAGTGGAACCATCGACACCGATTGGGACGAGCTTGAGCGTGACGCGCGCCAGTCCGACTGAGCCGGTGACGCCAAACCAGCTTTTGGTTTTGGCGGTCGAGGCCAAGGCGGACCCCGCTCAGCTCGAAAAGCTCATGGAATTGCAGTTTCGGTGGGAGGCCAATCAGGCCAAGAAGGCTTACGTCGAAGCCATGTCGAAGTTCCGTTCTCAGTGTCCTGAGATCGACAAGGGCAAGCAGGTCGATTTTACGACGAGCAAGGGGCGAACCAATTACAAATACCCCGGTCTGTCGGAGTCCATCAACGCGATTAAGATGCTGCTTAGCGAGTGCGGCCTGTCCCATTCGTGGAAGACCCGCCAAACGGAGGCGGCTATCCACGTGACCTGCATCGTGACGCATATCCTGGGACACAGCGAGGAAACCACGTTGAGCGCACCATCGGACACGACCGGCAACAAAAACATGATCCAGGCCATCGGCTCGACCGTGTCCTATCTGGAACGCTATACCCTATTTGCCCTGCTGGGCCTGGCACCGAAGGATATGGACAACGACGGAGGCAACGGCAACGGCGACAACACGGCGAAAACACAGAAGCAGCTCATTGAAACCCTGATTGACGACGCTTGGAAACTCTACGCCGTTAGACACCAAGCGGTACTATCGCCGGGTTTTAGCGTCGATCCCGCGAAGTTCAAAAATGAGCTGCGCGCGCAATACAAGACCCTTCCCGAGAACGAACGTAATCTCTTTCGCTGGACAAAAGAACACGTTGAAAAGCTCGCCGGACAAATCAACGTCAATACGGTGATAACCAAGGAGGGGCGCAATGGCACACGAACAGAGGGACAATAGCGGCGTTCTGTTCCAGAACCGTAAGCGCACCAGCGACAAGGCCCCGTCGATGCGCGGTCATGGCCAGCCAGTCTGCCCGCATTGCGGAGCCGTCGCAGAGTTGTGGATTTCGGCCTGGACAAAGGACGGCGAAGGCGGCAAGTTCCTGTCGCTGAGTTTCCAACCGAAAGAAAAAAAGACCGTGCAACAGAAAATTGACCAAGCGAACGATCCGTTTTGACGCCCTTGGACCGGCGGCGGTAAAGTTTGCGGTGCGCTCGCGTGACAGAAGCCGCTATAGGTAATAGCGAGACCGTCGCCGGTCTTTTTGAAACGAAAGGAGAAAAATCAGATGAGTGAGTTAGACAGGTACAAAGAAGCACAACGCGGGCATGAACAGATGTGCGAGATCATCAATGAATGCAAGCCACTAATTGCGAGTGTTTCGACGCACCGCGCGGGACATCACGTCGAGTTTCAATTTCGCTTCGAGGGCGGTACGCCATACCATTCGCGCCTTGGCGAAATGCTCGGCAAGGCGTGCGGAGTCAAGCTCCAGGAATTGGTCGAGACGGCACGGCTGATAAGCGCAGCCGATCTCGCCGCTCTGGCCCAGGCCGCCCAGGATGAGGCCGTCGAGACGCTGAAAACCATCACAGTAGAGAAGGACTAACCGCTTGCCCGCCTTTTGACAAGTTAGGAGCAACCATGAATGAGAAGATAGAACAGGCGATTGAACAACTGCGAATACGCAAGGAAATCAAGAGCCAACTATGTCAAGAGGATTGTGTTGAAGAGGCTCTTGCCCTTCTGGAATCCTGCAAGGCCGAGCCTGCCGCCGAGCCGACACTTACATGGGACAAGCCTCTAAGCTCAGATCAAGCAGTTAAGTACTTCCTCACAAATGGTTTTGTCGCTGTGGAATTGTATCGGGCACAGATCAAACGCCTCGACGCCCAGCAGAAGGAAAACGAGAGGCTGACCTCCGAAATCAAGGAACTCAAAGAGCGTAACGCAAATCTTTGGTCGGTCAATAACATATTCCAGAAAGCAAGAAATGATGCTGAAAGTGCCCTGGAAACCGAAAAAGAACACAGTGGAACTATCGGTAGAGCAAATGAAGCGTTAACGAAAGAGATTGACCGCCTGACCGCCGAGAACAAGGCCCAGGCCGAGCGGATTGCAGAATTGGTAACTGAAAACGAAATGCGGATAAACGACCAAGTGAAATCACTGAAGGAGGCGAAACGGGATTGTGAGCAATGGTCTGATATATCCGACAAGAAAGATAAGCGGATTGAGAAGCTGGAAAACTTCATTCTCGATGAACCAGAGGCGACAAATGTTAAAGGGATAGCAGCCATGAATGAGAAGATAGAACAGGCGATTGAACAACTGCGAATACGCAAGGAAATCAAGAGCCAACTATGTCAAGAGGATTGTGTTGAAGAGGCTCTTGCCCTTCTGGAATCCTGCAAGGCCGAGCCTGCCGCCGAGCCGGGGGAATTTACAAAGCATATTCGGGATATTCTAAACTCTCACGCCCTCTATGAAGCCTGTTGCCGTAAGCAGATTGACCGCCTGACCGCCGAGAACACTAAGCTGAAAGAGCGGATTGAGAAGCTGGAGATCGCTTTGGAAGAGATCAAGCAGATTGCTCGAACGGCATCCCGCCACGAGATATTCGGGATTGCAAACGAGGCCCTCGGCAAGGAGAAAACATGAGCAAATACCATCAAAGCACAGATTACAAGCAGGTCATTTACGACGAAGAGGGCTTGATAATATGCAGTTGCCGAGACAATAAGCGGGCGGCTGAGGTCTGCCAAATTCTGAATGCCCACGACGCATTGAAAGAGCAGGTCGAGAAGCTCAAGCGGGAGCTTCTGGAACGGGGTGGACATGGTTCGGGTTGCGCGAAAGAATCTGCGCATTCCCACGAAGAGCAGCAAACTCCTTGTACCTGCGGCTGGCAGGCCCGGCGGGAGAAGCTGGAAGAGGAACTCAAGAAAGGGGAATAACTATGGGCTACAAGACAAGAAAAGACCAAGTAGATGATTTCATTCGACGGGCCAAGTTGCCTCTCAAAACGAAAGCCGAGAAAGCCCGATTTCAAGAGGCCATGCGAGACGCTTGCATGGTCGGCGCGTGCGAAGAGCGCCATCGAAATCTCAAAATCATTTGCGAGTATATCCCCGTCCCAATGCGGACCAAAACGATAGATGAGATTACCAAGAAGTCCGTGCTTAAAGTGCTCGGCTTCGAGGATGGCGGCGATTGATGGCAAAGGAACAAGACAAATTATTCCCGTACTGGCACGAACTAATGCGATACATTTATGGCGAGCGTGACCGGACAAAAAAGCTTCAGCGAAAACTTCTCGTTGCGGCCAAACGGTTCCTGCCGGAATATACTTTCACATGGTGGGGTGGTATTCCCTTCTTCAAAGCTCCCTATGGTGATTATGTATGGCATTTTTGCGTTTGTATGAAGCAGGAGCAAATCTGGAATTATCCTGAATTCAAGCAAGGTTATCGGTTCGGGTTACATCCTAAAGAGCCATACCGTGACGCGAATCCTTACGAGGAGCCGTCCAGGGCCGCAAGTTGGGATTATGGATATATCTGGGGTCTTTACAAAGGGAAAAGCTGCAAAGCCCAAAAAAGATTCCGAGAAGATAAAGGGCTGAAATGATGGCACGAGGACGCGCCTTTGTCTGCTGGTTGGACCATGACAGCAAGCCTAACGAGATTGCACTGCATCAGGGTGACACAGTATGGTTCCGTCTCAAAAAGCACTGGTGGAAGGCTGTATTCCGCTGTCTCAAAGGCAAGTACGTAGCCGAGACACATGGACGCAGGTTTTGTGTGTACTTTTGCTGGGATTTGAAACCGTTTATTGAAGGGCCGAAATGATGGCGACGAAAAACACAGCAACCAAACCGTGCCGACACAAAAAAGGCCTGGTCTTTATGCACGCCGATGACGTGACTTTCACGCCGGACCAGGAACCTTACGAATCCGGTAAAATCGAAAGTAGCGGCCTCGAATCCGTGTGGGCCGGTTTTGTAACGGCCTTTTACTGCAAAAAGTGTAAGCGGCTTGTGGGCATCGACGTGGACCCCTCTGATATTTCTGAAAGTGTAATCTGATGGCAACAAAAATCCCTTACGTCTTAGAGATTGAACGTCTCAGGGCCGAAATACGGGCCGTCAGAGGGATGAGTGTGTGGCAATATGAGCCAAGAAGATGAATTACGAGAGGCTTTGAAGTCCATGTGCCGCCAGTTCGCGTTTTGGCGCGACGGTTGCGGATTGTGGACGGGCGGTCTATCTGCGTTAGAGGACGCATTTAGCGTATTGGGATGGTCTGACCCGTATCCCTGCCCTGGAGTACAGTGTGATGAGCCGGGTTGTGGTAAGCAAGGGACGTGTGGATTTCCCGCACCAAAGACAGAGGTGCATCCGAAAGGTTATCGCCGAACGTGCAGCGAACATTATAAGTCTGAGGGCAAGCCAAACGGCTGACCATTTTGTCCGCGCGCGCAAAATGGTCCGTGTAAGGAGCAAGGAGTATGGAGGCACTATGGCTGGATATACACCGCTGTTTAGCAGCACAGGTAAAAGGAATTTTTTGAAAATAAGCCTTGACGGGCCGCCAGCGGAAGGGCAGATTGTGAGTTATGGTGATTGAGCAAGTACATTCAACTTGACCGTGATACCGGCTGCCGGGAGAACACGCCGCGTGCTCGCTCCTCACCAGACCCGGCAGCCCTTTTTTGCTTTTGAAGCACGGAGGCTTGCTATGGCAGGGTTTACGAAGCTCTTTTCAAGCATCATAACCTCAAGCATTTGGTCTGAAGATGACAAAACAAGAATCATGTGGATCACAATGCTCGCAATATCAGACGCCAATGGGCATGTTTCCGGGGCCGTTCCGGGGATGGCGGCGATAGCTCGAATGAGCCTTAAAGAGGCCGAAAAAGCCATTATTAACCTTTGCAAGGCCGATCCATATTCCCGCAGCAAAGATAAGCAAGGTACTCGGCTTATTGTGGCTGACGGCGGCTGGGACATTGTGAATTATCGCAAATACCGAGCCACACGAGACCCTGAAATCAGACGTGAACAGAACCGAAAAGCTCAGGAAAAGTACCGAAGTAAGCAAAAAGTAAGCCAAAATAAGCCACAATCAGCCCAGGCAGAGGCAGAAGCAGAAGCAGAAGCAATAGAAGAAGAAGTAAAAGAAGAAGAAACGACAACAACACCCCCCGATGGGCAACGGACAACGGACAATGGGGATGGGGATGGGGATGGGGAACCAGGATGTCAACACACCGTCAACGTACCGTCAACGGGGGGTCAGACTAAACTACAAGAAGTGTCAACGTCAACATCATCTTCGCCCAAAGAAACCAAATCCCACAAAGGCAGTCCAGCCGACAGAATCCTTTCCGCTTGGCAGAAGCTCCCCCTGCCGCCCGAGAAGAAACAATTCGCCGCCGCCGACATCCTCGCCATCGAGCGGGCCATCTCGATTTTGGCCGGCGATTCTCAGGAACCCGTCCACTATGGTATGATTTTGGAGGCCATCAAGAACTACCACCAAGCCCTTTCCCTCTCTGACAGCCAGACCTACAAGCACAAGCTTCACCCCTGGCTGATGGAGCATGTTCGCAAGTATGTCTCGTACAATTTCGATATAGATCACCACCGGGGCAGTAAATACCAGAAGACAGGCAAGACCGATACGATGGCCGAAATGGAGCGATTGAAAGCGAAAGGCGAGTTATGACCGATCTGCAAGCCCACGAAATCATCGATGACTGCATCAAAGCCCATTGGCCGGCCTGGGACTTCAAAGGGCGGGAGTTGGCTGTTTGGGTCGAAGAGCTCCGCAAGTTCGACTTCCACGCCGCCCGGGACGGCATAGATGCGTGCTACCGCGACTGGGACGGCAAGCAGTACCCACGCATGAAGAGCATCTTGCGCTACATCCGCACGAGGGCCAAGAGCCGAGTCCAGGCGTCAGGCATCCGCGAACATTACAAAATTTGTCGGGCGGATGGCCGTTTGCGATGGCGACCGTTCTGGGGGTTGTCCAACGTGCCCCAGCAAGACATCGAGGAAGACGCAATGGCGAAATTGGAGCGGGCCAATATCATCGAACCCGGTCATTATATCGTTTGGCCGACGCGAGAAGCCAATGTGCCGTTCTGAGATTTGTAGCACGATGAAGCCAAACGAAACTACGCACTCGCACGCGCGCGAGGGGCCCACGCAGGGCACAGGCGGACAAAACGAAATGAGACTTTTGGGACACAGTAAAAAAGGCGGTGACAACATGAGCGATATTATCCGCGTCTTTGTGAGGCGGACCAGTATGACGCCGACGGACGATCTGGTGGTCGTGGGTGAGCCGCCCCTATTCGTCTTGCCGGACTTGCCCATTCATGTATCCGTTGTCTTCAGTTGGGATATCGACCGTGCAGATGAGTTAGCTACGGTGTGGGCGGCGGTCTATGGAGTTGATCGGGTATCGCTCGGGGGGCCTGCCCTGAGCGACTTGAGACAGACGGGCGATCCGGATGGCCCTTTCGTCCCAGGCCGCTATATCAAGGCCGGTGTGACGTTTACTTCGCGCGGCTGTGCTAAGAACTGCCCGTGGTGTTCAGTACAAAAGCGAGAAGGCGCATTACGAGAGATCAACATCGCCCCAGGCTGGATCGTCCAAGACAACAACCTCTTGGCGTGCTCACGCGGGCACGTTGAGCGAGTCTTCGATATGCTTCGTCAGCAGAAGAAAGGGATCATCTTTTCGGGCGGATTGGACATCGACTATCTGCAACCCTGGCACATGGAGCTGCTCAAGAGTATCAAGGTCGATGCGTTGTGGGTGGCCTGCGACTGCGAGCAAGATTTAGAGCGGCTCGATAAGGCGAAGGATCTGCTGGGCGATTTCCCCATCGAGAAGAAACGTTGCTACGTGATGATCGGTTTCGGCGGAGAGACATTCGATGAAGCTGAGCGGAGATGTGAAGCAGTCTATGCCAAAGGATTCCTGCCCTTCGCGCAACTTTATCGAGGTATCCACGCCGAGCCGTGGGGTCCATGCTGGCGGGCGTTGCATCGCAAGTGGTCTCGCCCGGCAGCGTACCGAGCCAGAAAGGAGTTGATGAAGTGAGAATCATAGGAATTGACCCAGGGCAATCGGGCGGAGCGGCGATGATAGGCGATGATGGTGAGGTGTTGGGCGTCGAGGTGTTCAAAAATGCCACCGAGCACGATCTGGCCGAACTATTGCGGGAGTGGCGGGATTACGGCGAGGACAAGCCGTTCGCCTACATTGAGAGCGTTCACGCCATGCCGAAGCAGGGGGTATCGAGCACCTTCAAATTCGGCCAGCATTACGGCTCGCTGCTGATGGGCCTGGCGTGCCTTGAGATTCCCTACGAGCGAGTGGCCCCGGGGGTGTGGCAGCGGGCGATGGGTTGCCTGACGGGCGGCGAAAAGAACATCTCGAAGGCCAAGGCGCAGCAGTTGTTCCCGGCACTGAAGATCACACATGCAATCGCCGACGCACTGCTGATAGCAGAATATGGTCGGCGCATGAGAAAATGAAACTCTAAATGAACGAAAGGACGTGACACATGGCAACAAAGACCAAAGAACAACCAGCAATCAAGACGACGCACGAAACCCGGACGCTCAAATGCAAACTGACGGACGAGGAAATTAGGGAGGCCTCGGACTGTTTGGCGCGGACGCTCGATGAGCTCGAAATGCTCGAAGATGAGCAGCAGAAGATCAAGAGCGACTTCAAAGCGCAGATCGAGGCCAAAGAAGCGGCGACCCGCGTGCAGAAAAACCTCGTGCGTGACAAGTACGCCCATAGGCAGGTGCGGTGCACAATGACGATGAACTACAGCACGCTCAAGGTCATCGTGGCGCGAGATGACACCGGCGAGATCATCACTGAGAGAGCCATGAACGAGGATGAGAAGCAATTGAAGATCGACTTCGACTCGGAGGAATAGCATCTATGCCCAAGATAAAAACAAATGTCACCAAGTGGCTGCCGGCCAAGGGCCAATGGTTCCATGTGCGCCTCAAGCGCAACAATCACCTGCATACAGCGGGGCCGTTCAAGTGCAGCGAGGCAGTCTCTTACGGCGACTACGTGCAACAGATCGAGGCCGTGGATAGTGAGGGCGACCGCTGGCACTTTCCGCTGTCGGAGTTTCGATTCGAGTTGGCAGAAACGCAGAAAAAGACATGACTCGACTCGACAAGATAAGCCTTTTTTGAAAGGAGCACAAGATGTATGAAATCAACGCAACGTACAAAGGTTTAGTACCGATGATGATGGACCGATTTGCCGACCCTTCCCAAACGGAGAGACCATCGAAGAAAAAGGCAAAAGGGCGCAATGAAGCGGAGATTCTCGCCAAACTGCACATGGACAAAAAAGGGGTTTTTGTTCCTTCCGACAATATCCGCATGATGCTAATTGGCAACAAGCATCGTCGCGGGGCAGCACAGATTTTAGGTTCAGACATGGAAGCGGCCAAAGGGACGAAATATCTATCGATTTGCAAGGGGTTGATTTGGGTTTTGGGGACCGACGACCCGATGAAAGTTTATATCGAGCCTCGTCGGAAAACGTATGACGACGTGGATGAGCGGTCGTTCCTCAACGCTACAGGCTCACGTTCTATGGCGTATCGGCCTATCATCAAGTTGCCCTGGTCGGTGTCTTTCATTATCCAGGTCACGGACGACAATATCGACCAGAGCTTCGTCCGGCAGTTGTTCGACGTGGCGGGCCTGCGGTGCGGAGTCTGCGCCTACGGCCCGACGTTTGGCCGGTGCATTATCTCGGAGTGGAAACAACGCTAATCGAAACGAGCAGATATGAGCTGAACAGAGCCGACCAGAGCAGAGCAGAACGCCATCGGAGCCGATGGGAACGGAATCGATTTGAGCAGAGCAGAACCGAGCAGAGCACCAACAGAGGAAACATGAGACGAAGGGAACAGAGTGGACCCGAGACGATATGAGACGATTCGAACAGAATCGAACGGAACGCCACTGGAGCGGACGAGATACGAGGTGAGGCGATTCGAACAGAGCCGAACAGAACACAAGGGGACGGGACCAGAAAAGACCAGAACCGAACAGAACGCTATTTGATTTGAAGGGAAGTGACCCGAAAAGACAAGATGTGATGGGAATTGACTTGACCAGAGAAGAACACAAGGAGAAAAGAAAAGATCAGAGTCGAGTTGAGCGGGAAAGAATAGAGAAAAATAGAACGCAAGAGGAATCAAGAAGAGCCGATTGGAAAGGAGGGGAGCTGAGGTGACATGAGCAGAATAGAACGCGAATCACCAGAAGAACTGAGCAGAAGTGAGCAGAACTGAGTAGGAAAGAAGCGATCAGAACCGAACGCCAAGGGATCGGAATAGAGCGGAAACAAAAAGACCAAAACAGAAAGGAACACAAGATGAACATGGAAATCACAGAAGCCAGAGCAGCACAATTTGACAAACTCGAAAATCAGGCATGCGTATTGTTGCAGGAGTACCTTGAGGGCAAGCGGACGGGCGGGGACGATATTGTAACCGCCCGCTGCGTGCTCAATGTCATCCGGGGCAACCGCCAGACGACTACAGCACGGGATGCCCTGAGATATGCGATGGTCAGCGACTTGGGCGACCCGAAGGTGCGTGAAAGATATGTGAAGGCGACCGAGCCTGAAATCAAAAAACTGCTCAAAGCATAGGGCCGGGCCTATCCAAGAGACAGACCGACCGCTTAGTGCCGACAGAAGGCAACGGCGGCCGTTAGCCGATGAATAGGACATGGGCGAATGGCCCTGAACAACAAGTTCAGACAGAAAGGAGAACCGAGCATGGACTGGATTATTGAAAACTATGATGAGATCGTTAAGGCCATCGGGCTGATTATCGCGGCGGCCAGCATCATCGTGAGACTAACGCCTACTCAGCGCGACGATGCTTTTTGGCTGCCTGTCATAAAATTCATCGGGAAGTATATTGCTTTGAATAAATATGGTCCTTCCAAAGATGAGCGACCTAAATAAAATTTGGTTGACCATACACTAAAAGATGATATACTTACTTCAAAAAAAGGAGCAAGTATGACATCAGAATCGCGAAAAAGAGCATGGACAAAATACAACCGTTCAGAGAAAAAAAGGCGTGCGAGTAAAAAGTACTATGAAGCACACAAAGAAGCATGTCTTAGATATTCAATTGAGTGGCAAAAGAGAAATCGAGAACATGTCAGAGCATTGGAGCGAAAAAGAAATCATACTGCAAAAGGAAGGCAAATTCGCAGAGCCATAGAAAAACGTTATTGTGAGAAAAATCGCATCAAAAGATTAGCTAAGGATGCTGTTCATAATGCGATTAGGGCAGGAAAACTCAAAAAGTTACCTTGCGTTATCTGTGGATGCAAGACTGTTGAAGCACACCATCCTGACTATACAAAACCATTAAAGGTTATGTGGGTGTGTAAAAAGGATCATAAGATTATCCACAAATACGGGACCAACGAAGTCGAGAGGCCGAAATGATCTGCGACAAGTGCGGAAAGCCGATGCGCGTGTATTTGGTCCGGCATAACTTCCCGTGGGAAAAGCGCAAGACAGAAAAATGGTGCTGCCGGTGTGCGGGATTGGGTGCACTTTTCGCGCGGCGAGAAGAAAAAAAGAAGGTGGTCGAATGAACCTGGGCGTCTGGGCGACAATCACAACGTTGCTTCTGAAGTTCCTATGCTTGTTCCGGGGCCGGGGCTACCGGGCCGATGTGACTATCAAGAGCGAGGCGGCTATCGAGGCCGACCGCAAGAGGCTCGACGCCTTATTCACCAAACTCAAGGAGAAACGCGATGCGATCAAGACCAAAACCAAGCAGGATTGCAAGGCTCGCAAGAACAAGCTGTATCGCTATGCTGATGAGTCTATTCTGCCTGAGCTTCTACGGTTGCAACGCGAGTATCGAGACCTCCGACGGGACTTCGTCGCCGCAGGGGGACATCTCCCTCCAGGCTGGTGAAGCGTCGCCGATAGACGGGATGGTAGTTCCGTTCGAGCATTATCAACACATGCGAATCTGTGAGGCATTGTGCGATGACTGAGTTGAGAGGGCCGAGACATGACTGATGATTAACTGGCTCCGAGAATGCTGGGAGCGGGTGCCGAACGGCTGGAAGATGATTCAAGCTTTCCTCATCTTTGTCTTAGCGATAATCTATGTGGATTTTCGGTGGGGGCAAAGGAAAAACAGGAAACCCTAATTTTGAAAGGAACCAAGATGAACACAAAATGGGTACAACTGATGGCCTGCGTGCTGGTGCTGTGTGGCTCAGCGTTCGCGGGCGAACCGAACGAGCCGGTCATTCCGGCGGAACAGGGCCTGACGATCTGGGGCCTGACCGAAGGCGATTCGTCGAGCACGCTCGAAGCGCGTATCGGCTTGGAACTGGAGAACAGCTTCGAGCCGGGTATCGGGGTCAAGTATTTTACGGGCGATCCTGAGTGGGGGCCTGAGCCTGACGCTGTCTCGGCGTACCTGGCCTACCACGTCCGCGAGATTGGTCTGATTACCGACGACACCCCGGACAACGCATGGGAAGAGATTCTGCACAGCCTCAAGACGCGGCCCTATGCCTTGCTGGAAGTGGCCGTTCCTGTGGACGGGGAGCAGCGAAGGCCCAAATTGAACTACGCTATCGGCACCCTGTTCGGGAACGACCCGTCGTTCAAGACGGCTTTCGTGGTCGAGTGGATTGTGGGCGATCTGGCAGGTGAGTATGACCACGCCATCCGAATCGGCGGACGGTTCAGGTTTTGAGAAACAGATGAGTGAAGAAGAACGTATCCGGCGCAAAATCCGTCGCCGCCTCAACAAATTGTGGCTGGACGGCTATCTGAGTTGCGGTCTGAACCGTCAGCTTAGCAACATTGAAGAGGCTATGTGGCAGATATGGCCGAAACGGAAACGGGCGAGGTAAGCCTGAGTCCTCCTCCGGAGTCCCCTCACCCTGGAATGGAGTCTGGGGCGGGGGCTGTTTTGAAACCTTTAGAGAAAGGAAATCAAAATGACTATGACAGGAAACATCGGTGCAAAAGCTGAACAGCCGTATTACAGTGAAGCCCTGGAGAAACTCTCTGTTTTGGCGGACGAGATTGGCAAACAACTGGGCGAACTGGAGAATAGAATCAGTGTAGTTTCGTCCCCCGATGGGGCTGTCCCTCAGTCAGAAGCCCAAAAAGAAACACGCGGTCCTATCTCCTCGTTGGACGAAAGGCTGTCTTGTCTGGTTGGGCAATTCACTGTTCGTCGAAACGACTTAGGCATGATTCTACGCCGGATTCAACTGTAACTTTGAAGGGACTCCCCCGGTCCCGGGCATGGACGCTTGTGTAGAACGGGGCCGGGGATTTTGAACTATGGCCTCATCGTACCTATGGACGGGAACGAGGTTTGTGGCAACGTGGCACTACCGCGTCGATACGTATCGTCAGGACATCGACATTGCCAAAGACCCGCAAGTGCTCGCCGAGCGAGTGGCCTATGAGGCACGCCGGCACAATGGGTTGCCGGTGGAACGCGAGAGGGTTTGGTTTGAGGATAACTGAGCATGAGGACATCGAAAGCATATTTCAATCGCTTCAAGAAAGAGTTTGTGCGATGGCAGCAGTTGCTCGGGCTGACGCAGTATCGGATTGATTTCTTCCACGAGAAACTCGAACATAGCTATGCGCAAATTACTGTTCGACAACTTGAAAAAGCGGCTCGTGTAAGTCTCAGTACTGAAATCAGCGAGGATTCAGCGGCCGTGGATGAAGGGCCGGAATCGAGCGCTCGCCATGAGGTTCTACACCTGTTGCTCGACCGCTTATGGTAGCTGGGAGTTTCACGGTATATCGAGGGGAACGATCTTCAGGAAGAAGTTGAAGCCATTGTGGTTCGCTTGGAAAAGGTATTGAAATGATTGTGATTGTTGACGACATACGAGAGCGAGTGACTATACTCGGTTTTACCTCGACGCAATTCCTGCAACTGTCGGCGATCATTCGGCTGGCGAGGATTCGCGGCAGTGCCCAGGTGCGTCGAGTGGCGGCGGGGTTGAACCTCTTCGTGCCGCGCATCTACGACAGCGAGACCGGCATGGCGGCGGTTATGCAGTTGACGTGGGAAGACGTGTTCGGCCTCAACTATGTGATGATGTGGCTGCTGGACCTGCTGTCGCAACCGCACGAACGCCTTATCGCCGACGAGATTGTCGAGACTATCGACGCGGCGATTGAGAGCGTGATTCATTTGGACCAGCTCCGGGACAGATACTTGCCGGGATGAACACCTATGAATCAGGAAGACTTTGAAAAGGAGTTCGTAGGCAAAATCCATTGCGCAGATTGTTTGGAGCTTATGAGGGACTGGCCCGACGGCTGCGTGGATTTAGTGCTGACCGACCCGCCGTATGGGATAGACTTTGGAAAAGCCGGAGGCTTTTGCGCGTCTCACGGTTGGGGGCCGTGGAGAGAGAATGTCGAGTGGGACATTGAGCGGCCACCAAAAGCCGCGTTTGACTTGATGTTACGTCTTGGCAAGCACCAGATCATCTGGGGCGGCAATTATTTCACCGATTATCTTCCACGAACAATGCGATGGCTTGTTTGGGATAAGGGACAAAGAGAGTTTTCGTTGGCGGACTGTGAGTTTGCTTGGAATGATGAATGGAAAGCGTCCAGAATTTTCAATTATCCACGCGGTTGCGCTCTCAAGGATGGCAAGCAACATCCAACGCAAAAACCTTTGGCTTTAATGGAATGGTGTTTGGATTTTTACCCGGATGCTGCAGTAATTCTTGACTGCTATTCTGGCGTAGGCACAACCTGCGTCGCCGCCAAGAAGTTAGGCCGTCGGTTCATCGGGATAGACATTTCGCCGGAGTATTGCAAGATTGCCCGCGAGCGCCTTGAGGCTTGTGATACAGGTGTGCCGGTCAAAGAGGCAAGAAAAGGACAAGGAGCGTTATTCGTCTAATGCCAATTCTTACGAAGTCCGAACTCGAACGCATCAAGCGCCAGGCCCGCTGCGAGGGCAGGCGCGAGGGCCGGCGCCGCTCCCAGAAGCTCATCAACCAGCTCAGTGGGGCGATGGCCGAGGTCAACAGTCTGCTCGGCGAGATCGACTTCGAGTGGCCGCGCACCGGTGTCACCATCAGCTTTGCGATGGCGGACAGGATTATCGCGGCGCTCAAGCCCTCGGCGACGCAAAAGGCCCGCACGCGGCTGGCCGGTGAGCTGCGGCGCATGGTCATGGATTCGACCTGCGAGCTGGGCATGGACCTGGCCCGCGTCGAGAATGAGATGAGAGAATTGATAGGGTAAGGTCGTGGCCATTCAAGTCTTTCACCCCTGTGCGGAGGGCGATTGAGAATGGGTGAATTCGATCTTGCCGTTCAATTCGACGAGCAGGCATTGCAGGTAATCCGCCGTGAGCGCCCGCTTGCCGGCGAAATAGTCGTAGAGCGTTTGAGGGTGACATTCGATTCGACGAGCCATCGCCGGGGTGCTGATCTTGCGGCGGGCCATCTCTTTTTTGATCTGTTTGCGTAAATCAACTTTCACGGATTAAGTTCCTTTCAAAATCCCGCCCCCGGCACGCGCCAAGGGGCGGGGTTAAAAATGCTCAGTATGGTTTACGGCTCGGCCAGGGCGATAGCGGCCTTTACAATTTCTGCACACTCGTCTAACGCTTTTTTCCGAGCCTCCAATTTCGGGGCTTCGTCACGCACCCATTTTTTGGTCGGTGGACCTTGATACGCACAGGCTTCGAGAGGCCCGGCACACATAAACGCCATCGACGATATTTTTTTGCACGCTTCCAGCAGGGCGTCGTGAGATTTGATCGCTCGGATGATATACGCATAATCAATTTCACGGTCAGGCAAATCGCTTGCCTCGATACTTAACAGCATAAGGCCAAAATGGGGAGGCCATTTGACGGGTGTTTCCATGTTCATTCTCCTTTGGGCTCGGCCAGGGCGATAGCTTGCTGCACCATGACGTTGAGTTCGTCCGAGCCACCCTTCACGTTTTGTAATTCGATATCTTGATAAACAGCCTTCAATGCTTTGAGTTGCATAGATTCTTCGTTAATATTCCCCGCTATCGCGGTCGCTAAAGCCTCATGGGCCTCTTGGTCTTTATTCGTCCAGCGTCCCCGCGTTAAGGCTCGCCGTTGAGAATTAGCGTAGGCCAGTTTGCACGCGGTAAGCAAATTTATCTGTTTCGTTTCCATGTCATTCTCCTTTTAAGCGGTTACGGATTGTAACCGATTCAAAAAGCTCAATCATCGTCAAATTCATCCATCGCGTCCGTCACGGCCATATCCCTGAGTACCTGGTCAGTGGCCTCTTCTGAGTCGTCATGTGCGACCGGGCGGGTGTCGGCGTATCGTTCCGCCAAGCATTTGGGGCACTTCCAGCCCAAGCCTGTCCGCCATTGCATATCGACCTTGTGAGTTTCGCACGTCGGAACGATTCGTTCAGTTTCCATTTTTAACCCTTTCGATTTGCCCTCGCGGGCGACCCTATTGAGTTGTTCAAACTACTAATCTATATATACGGTTATATTAGATTGTTGTCAACAGCTTTTTTGGAGATTTCGTAAAAATATCTGCAAAGCTCGGATTCCAACTCAGAAACGCGGATTTCAGCGAAAGATTTCTTGTAAGATTTTTTACGCTGTGTTAGCGTTTAAGTGATTTTGTCCTGATTGCCGATATTGGGGGCATGGCTAAAAAGAAATGTGAAACTGAAACTGAGGACCTGACGGG